TTTATTGCCATGTTTCTCTTTGTCCAGTCGCTTTTCTATATACTTTTATTTTATCAAGTAGTTGTCCTGCCGGAAGATTCATAATTGCCTGCTTAATTTTTTCCTTCGGGATGTTTTTGTGGTACTTAAGAGCCAGTCTCATTAATTCTCCCCTCAATGGATTTTCTCCTCTGCTAAACATATATGCTCTTGGCCATACGCCATATCGTTTTAACAATCTAATCATTCTCTGACCCGTTAAGATTTCATCTGGAATAATATAATCCTCAGAATAATAATCCCCGGGTTCGACTGTATATGGATGTTCATCTCTTTCATCTCCTTCGGGCCGTTGTTGAAAAAGAGACTCTCCATCATAAATCTTGATAATGGCGGCTCTACGATAAAACTCGTCATCGGTGACATCATGAAAATATTTTCCCATTTGATCTGCAATTTGAGCAGTTGCCGCCGATACAGCTTTATCCAGTTGTTGTTTGTCCGTGGCAAATATCAATTCTTTTGCCAGACCGGCTTCTACTGCATCATCGTAAGAAACAGCAACAAATTTTCCAACACTCGGAACTAATCCAGATCTTTCAATACTTTTTAGATTGGCAACCGTGGTGCCATGATACAAAGTTTTTTCGGTTAGTAATGATTTGAGTTTTATCATACTGTTATTCTATGAACAGATATTATTCCATCTTTTTCCCATATGCATCCAGAAGCAATACTCCAAGTATCATACCACGCATATATTCGTCTCGGTTGACATGGAGAAATTTCTATACCAGAATAATCCTCGGCCACACGTTTCCAATTTATCCATGCACTAAAATTAAATGGTATATCTTTTGTTCTATATTTTTCTGAAAATGTTATAAGTTCATCTTGATTTTTTACATGTAAAACCTTGCTAAAATTAATTTCTATTTTATAGAATACATTGCCCATCCATTCAGGCATGTTCCCTTCTACCCACTTAATCCATTCTAGTCCTATAGCATACCACAATCCTCTCGGTTTAATACTTGGATCTTCCATTTGTTTCACTGGAAATTTTAACGGTAAAATATCTTTCTTCGCCATGATAATTTTATCATCGGGTTTTATTTTTTCTTTTATTTTGTCAATCATATTTTAATATGGAGATTCTGTGGTTTTGACAAACTCTAAATCATAAAAAGGAATATCATCGGTCACATAATACGAATTTCCTCCACTATCACGACTTCCTATATCATCCATTTTTACATCAGTCAGTTCAGATTTTGGAATCCTAAACACAACTATGTTATGATATTCTTCATCATCAAACTGGTGAAATGAGTGTTCTGCAATTTTGTATATCCAATAATCCAGTGTTCCTATGTCGCACAAAAATATTTTCCCACAGCTATACAAACCATAACTTGATACTGTACGATTTACATCACTTTTCAATCCATAGTTTTCTATAGCTTCTGCATAAGGTGCTAACGTCACGTGATAGTAATAGTCATCATCTTCCGATTGTAAATCTTCTCTTATGTCAGGATACTTTGCAACCCATTTTTTTCTTTCATCAGATGGATCAGATGTATATTTGTTCATCATATTTTCCGCTTGTTTTCGATTGAATCCCATATAATTCATTAGAAAATCCACCATCTGTGCTTTATAAGCCCGCATTTCTTCTGGATCAGTATAATATTTCTCACCCATCATTAAAGCATCATAATTCACTTTATCAAACAATTTTTTGTGGAAATTAACTGCATGAATGAGTTCATGAAAAATTACACTATCAACATATTGACGATATCTTATTGTGGATTCATTGTGGTATCCAGCGTGCAATTTGAACTTATTTAATTGACCTACAGTAATACTTTCTTTCTCACTATTTCCAAGATGATAATGGCCATAAGGTTTCAAGTCGGGGTCATCGGTATATACATAATAAATTCTAATAGATAAAATCTTATCAAGAAATGTGTCAATCAATTCATCCATTGTGAGACCAAACATAAGCAGTTGTTTCGAATCATAATCTCTTAATGTTCTTTTTATGTACGCACGAAGAGGTTCCCGAAATCTATCCGGATCGATGCTGAATTGTTCTCTCAATAATGTTTTTAGTCGTATCATATCCATCTTCCCGTTTTTAAGTAATCGTATAAATTTTGTGCCGCATGTCTAACATTTTGTATTCCCTTTTCAGCTAACCAGTCATCTACCTTAATCTTAACATCGTTAGATGGTAAAAAATCATTCCATATAATAGTATTTTTAGGATCTATAGCAAAATAACGAAATCTATCGGTTAATGGCAAACGACTAAAAGGAAATTCTGAATGATCAACCTCAAGAACATCTGGAACCATTTCATCATAAGCATGTACAATTTCATCATGTACTACACCAATATATCCTCGCCGCTTATCTGTTTCTTTAGCGGATCTATAAGGACTTTTTATTTCACCTAATACTTTTTGTTCACTTATCATGCCCTTTGCGATAGTAATAGCCTCTTCCCGAGTGATATTAGGATTATCGTACCAGGCATCTGTAATAGCACCGAGAATCTTTCCAATTATCGGGCCTTCTGGAATTCCCATTGCTATAAGGTCATGTCCATTAATAGGTAGAGTTGGTTTTTTCACTTGAATATCCAGTGCCTTCAAACGAGCACGGACGTTGGCAATTTGATTTGGCATTGCCGAAGCATCGGCGTGAGAAATATTATCAGCATGAATAAGATCAAGTACATGTTCCAATTGATCTCCAAGTTCAATCTTAAACTTACGAAGTGTCTTGTCAGAAAGTTTAGCCTCATCACCACCTGGCTTTAAGCGCATATGATTTCTGACACCCGTTTTTACCGCAGCAATTAGTTCATTGGGGTACTTTAGATTACGCATAATTCTTTCTGCGATTTCGGGGCCAACATCCTCATGCCCATAAAAATGTATTCCCGTTGGAGTTTCAGAACGAGTGACGATCTTTCCAATATCGTGAAATAATGCCATCAATCTACGGACGATTTCTGGCTGTGTTCCCATAAGAACGGTAAGAGTATGGTCAAATACATCTTGAGTATGATGAATATTTTGAGTCATACCAATTGCTTGTTGGAGTTCTTTTGCTACATAAGGGAGCAATCCTGTATCACGCAATAGACGAATACCACGGGCAGGATTTTTAGATACAAGGATTTTGTTTAACTCATCACGAATGCGTTCTTTTGATGTATTTCCGAGACGGTGAAGGTTTTTCTTTATACCATCAATAATTTCTGGTGCCAATTCAAATCCAAGTTGAATAGCAAATCTCACGGCTCTGAACATGCGAAGAGCATCATCCGTATAAATGATAGTGGGGTCGATTGAAGTACGAACGATTCTGTTTTTTAAATCGGCAATGCCTTTACCTGTTGGATCAATAATTTGTCCGGATGATATATTTTTGTAAAGGGCGTTGAATGTCAAGTCTCTGCGACTAGCATCAATTCTTATGTCGGGAGTATATTGAACTGTAGGTTTTCGGGTACTTGGATCATGATATTGTTCTTTGCGAAACATTACGGCATCCACGGATTCTTCTGCAAAATCGATACCATTCCATATAACTCCGTCCAGACGAAGATTTGCAGTTCCAAACGTTGGATAAATGACCGGATTGCTTCCCTCTTTGTAAATATTGAGTTTTTTACCGAGCCAAGTAGTAAACTCGATCCCGCCCTGAGGTTTGCCAACTACAATATCGGCATCTTTCGGTTCTTTGCCCAAAAGTTCATCACGCACAAATCCACCAACAAGAAAGACTTTGCCTTCCCATTCACTTCCCTTGATCATTTCACGGAGAAATGACTCAAGCATTCTTGGTGTTGCTTTTGCTTCCATAAGCTCTGTCGATCTACATCTTCGCAGAATTTTTTCGGAGAGTAATGATTTTAGTTTGATCATAAAGATCTCCTCAGGTAATTGACAAATTGTTGGTCATTCCCCGGATTTTGATTGAAGCTTTCGTGTTCAAATTCTTTTGGAGGTTTTATTTCCTGCCCATTTATATCAATCAAATATATCTTGCGTAGTTTAATACTTCCTGGTCTGGTGAAAAATACTGCTTTAGATTTATAACTGCTGTCCCACTCAATCATCATAAGTGCTATTTTGTGTAAAGCGTGTGGTTTAGTGAATACACTAAACACTCCTTGGAAATAACTTCCATCCCAGTTCCAAAAAGTATATTCGTTTTCCTTATCCGGAATGGGTTTTCCAGAGATTTCCCACGCCTTTTTTTTGAAATAATTTATATCTTTTGTACCAGAAATATGATCGCTTGGGGGCACTCCACTCCCTTTAGAGTACCCTGCCCAGGCCCACGGTTCGGGTTCACGATATCCACGCCAAGCCCTATATTCTGCTTCTGGTGTCGTCCATGTTCTTGGTTCTCTTATGCTTGGTTCTGTATAGCCTAGTCCTCCGCCATAAGTCTGCAACACATCCCATGCTGCATTGATGTGTTGCATATCGAGAGTACTTCCGCCTTTATCTGGGTGATGTATTTTGACGAGTTCTCTATATGCTTTGGCAACATCTTTAATTGGCATAGATAAAGTATCTTTGACGCCGAATTTGTCGAAAATATCTTCGGCTTTTTCGGGACTCATTCCCTCTATCAGTGCTTTTAACTTAATCATATTTATTTACTTTTCATTCCATTCTATTTCTTCTCCATCCCATTCGCCAGTAGAAATTGCTATAGCGATATTTTGTGTCAAAGGTCTCCATTCGCCAGTACGTTCGTTAAACCAAGTATCTCCATTAGGATCTGTTTCTACGCTTGTATTTTCATCATACACGAATATCTCAAATTTAGCTTTCAAAGGATATTCTGCATAAAAATCGTGTTTTGATTCTTTATCTGATATGACTCTGTATTTATTATATTTGAACCTTAATATTGGTTTATATCTATTTGGCTCATCTCTCCACAAAATATTACCATAGAAATTCGCCGCTCTAAATTCATCCGAAATGAATATTTTTCCTAAATTTAAAGTTCCTAATTCTCCTCCCTAATGTGGATCTTTAGATGGTAAAAGACCATGTTTTACTATTCCCGGCAATGCGTCAGGAGTAGTGGCGTGATAGAAATACTCGTATAAATCTTCTATCAGAATATCTTTGAGTTTAATCATACCCATACTTGTCTCGGCGTCCTCTGACCAATCTTATACCATATTTTTTTGCCAAACGTTCAACAACAGGTTTGACATAGAGCATTCCAGCCTCTGTGTATGGCCCTGGATCTAAAGCTCCTTTTCTTAGTTTTATTAGATGAAAGAAAATATTCAAAAGTTCTGTAGCATGTCCTTTGTCTTGATCTTCTTTGTGTGGGGTATCAACATTATCAAGATAAAATATTCCAGTACCTGGTTCATAGGAATATACAAGACGTGAGAAAGGAGATTTTATTTCATATCCAAATAATCCATCGTCTACAAGTCCTTGTCTGGAAAATTCAATATCTTCTTTTAGAATTTTCTTTCCTTCGTCATACTTCTTTGGTGATCTATAAAAATCATGATTTCCAATAGATTTGGTTTTGACAAGAACTTTTGCCCACTTGGGGTTTGCCTTTTTTGGATTGAAATAAGCAATAGCTCCATTTGTAATATCTGGCAACTGGTCTCTCATTGCTAGATCAACAAGCTCAAGGGCTTTTATGTATGCAGGATGTTCTTTGGCTGTTCCTGTGCGTTGAATATCTGCAAGGTTAATAGCTGCGGCTTTGGGATCTTTTACATTATTCCAGATAGAAAATTGATATGGTTTTAGAACAACATCTTTTGCCTTTTTAAAATTGCCGTGAGCACGATTCATTATAACATTCATAACAGCGTGCATTCCTACTTCTCCTTCTCCACGAGCTTCTCCCCAAAGAGTAGCTGCGATCACATATGCATTTTCAAATGTTTTAATATCTGCTACATTAGCTATTGAGGGATGATCTATGGATCGAATGATTGCTGGCGGCGGCAGATCTATAGTTTCTGGTATAGGTTTTTTTTCCTTTTTTCTCTTTATCAAATCAACAACACGTTTGATTTTGGGCCCGGCTTGATTAATTAGATTGTTGAGTCCAAAATGAAGCGGAGATGGCCAATCCCCATATTCAACCCATTTGCTGTCATCATGTTCCCAGTTTAGTTGTGGAGTGAATTCAAATGGAACAAGAACCAGATAGTTATGATATTTGAAATTTCTATGACGAAAAATATAGAGAAAAGACATTTTATAATTCCCATCATATCCAGTTTCTTCCTCTACTTCTCGGGTAACTGCATCTTTAGGGGATTCTCCATAATCTATTCTTCCACCAGTGAGATTCCATGTACCTGGTTCATTAACATTAGATGAACGAAGAAAAAGAAGTAATCTCCCGGTATCTTTTGAAATAAAGAGTGCTCCTGCGCCTTCATTTCCCCAAAATACATTAGGTACTTCATCTTCTTCTCTAAAAAAGGTTTTGTACGAACGAGGTATTGGCATAATATGTCATTGATCTGCATGAGCAGATCATTGGACATAAATAAATATAGCGGATTTGACTCATCCTTTCCATTCCTTTCTATATTTATAGATGATAATATGGTAGTAAAAAAGACAACAAATATTCTCTGCCTTGCCCGGAATGTGGTAGAGATCGATTGTATACTCAAAAGTGTTCGGTTCTAAACAATGTAAGAATGTTATAGGAGAATAAGACGATGGCAGTGTCAAATCAAGATCTAATACGATTCCCCGGAAGTGGTTCAATGGTTCCCGGTAATACCGCTTTTGGATTCTACGACAGTGATCCAACATTCCAGAAAGACTGTTATAATGCAATGGTTTGGGCGGCTCGCCGTCTCGGATATCCGTCTGTTGCAATTGAAATGATAGATGTTCAGTTCTACACGGCATATGAAGAATCTACTAATGTCTATAACGCCAAGGTCAACGAATATAATATGATCAACAACATGTTCACTTTACAAGGACAAAGTATCAATGTTTTGGGTGATCTTCAAAATAGAGCTATTACTGGAACTGGACTTCCATATATGACGGTTCTTGCTAAAGATTATGGAACTGAGGCTGGTACTGGAGGAAAGGCAGATTGGAAAAAACATTTTATACAAATGAAACCTCAAGTCCAAGATTATGATCTTCAAAAGTTGCTTGGAGATGTATATGAAGAATGTGATAAAATAACTGTTCGCCGGATTTTCCATTATGGGCCTCCAGCATTTGCTCGTATTTATGACCCATTTTCTATGACTGGAATGAGCTATTCCAATGTTTTACAAGAACTTGGATTTGGGGCTTATTCACCAGCGGTTCAGTTCCTTATGACGCCAATTTTCGAAGATTTGCTCCGTGGTCAAGCTATTCAGTTCAATGATATGGTTCGTAAATCAGCATATTCTTTTGAATTGAAAAATAACAAACTTCGTATATTTCCTATTCCGATGTATGGATACAAAGTTTGGATTGAATATACAAATGACAATGAGGTGTTTGCAAATGGATCTCTGACACCAATAGGAGATAAAGTTGCTTCTGATTTTGCCAATGTGCCTTATAAGAACCACACTTATTCGGATATAAATGACCCAGGAAGGCAATGGATTCGTGATTATTTTCTCGCAACATGCAAAGAGATCCTTGGAGCAGTGCGTCAGAAGTACCAGACGTTGCCTATTCCAGGAGGAGAAGTAACTCTTGATGGAGCCGAACTTCGTTCTGAGGCTCAACAGACAAAAGAACTATTGCTTGATAACCTCAAACAAATGCTTGAGGCTGCTGGTAAGTTCGCTCAAATGGAAAAGCAGTCTCAAATGGCAGAACAATTGCAGGAACAGTTAAAGCGTGTTCCCATGCCATATGCCATTTATTTTGGATAAAGATTGTGGATAAACAAGAGTTAGTGGAAATAATCAAGACCTGTGTTGTCGAGGAACGATCCAAGTCGGATGTGTCATATATCATCAAAATGCTTCACAATACGGATAGAAAGCATATCCATCACTGGGGAGTTGAAGAAGAAGGAAATAATATAGTTGTTAAATTGTACTCCTCTCTTATAGGACACAGTGCTTTGGAAAGATTTTTACAAGTTGCTGATAATAGAAAAGGAACTATTAGAATTTATCCTTACAAAGAACAAACCTGTATAGAGATTACTATACCAATAAAATATGCAATATGAGTTTGCCAGGAAGATTTTTTTCAGAGCGTGATATATCATTCATCAATGGTGTAAATGACGAACTATTAGATGATGTTATTCAGACAGAAGTGACACTATATAAGGCTTGTGCCGATGCCACACAGACTAACATTTATGGCGAAAGCAAACCATCGGTAGGCAAACAATATTATCCAGGTATTGAGATTGTTTGTCTCGTTGATCGTGCTGATATTACAACTGATGCTGACGATTTTGGGCCAGACCGTAAGCAAAACGTGGCATTCAAGTTTATGGAAAAAGATTTGCAAAAAGTCGATTTTTATCCACAAACTGGAGATTTGGTATTATTCAACGCTCGTTATCATGAAATTGATGAAATTGTTCGGGAACAACTCTTGGGAGGTATTCCTGAAAAAACATTTAGTATTATAACCAATACTCATTACACTCGCCTCAGCAAGGTGGATGTGGTAGAAAGGCAAAGCTAATATGAATACGTGGTCAAAAAATTGTCCTAAATGTAAACAGATACAGAGTTATGTATCACAGAAAGGACTTGATGCGGCAATTAGTAGAAATCTTCCATGTAAATCTTGTGGTCGTTTAGGAATTGGATTAGGAAAGAAATTTTCAGATGAACATCGAATGAAGTTGTCAGAAGCACATAAAGGTAAACAATGTGGTATTAATAACGGGAGATATGGAAAAAGATTTCCACATACAGAAGAAACCAAGCGGAAAATATCTGAAAACAGTCCGAAAATAATGTTGGGAAAACGTCATTCCGAAGAAACAAAACGAAAAATTGGTATATCAGGAAAAGGAAGAGTATGTTCGGAAGAAACTAAGCAGAAACATAGAATATGTATGGCCATCAAAATACAAAAATATGGAACTTTGACAAAAAATTTCAATCCTAATGCATGTAAGTTTATTGATAATTTGAATAGATTGATGGGGATAGAGTTGCGACACGCATTGAATGGGGGCGAAGAAATAGTCAGTGGATATTTCGTTGATGGATATGATAAAAATAAAAATATTGTATTTGAATATGATGAACGGCGTCATAATCTTCCAGCTGTAAAAATAAAAGATGAAGTTAGACAGAAAACTATAATAGATAATTTGAATCCTATTTTGTTTCTTCGGTATGATGAAGTCGAAAAGAACCTGTATGATGTTATCACATCTACCAAAATACCTATAATAATATGAGTTGGAAAGGAAATATTTCAAACCCCTCGCCCAATAGTGTACAAGAATCTATAAATAGGTCGGAAAAAGATATTGGAGATAATAGAGCAAATGTTGTTAGGAGGGATACGGACACTCAAAAAGATATCACCATCACTCTTTATGACATTGATGAGGCTATTTTATTGCAAATGGAACAATTACAGCTTCAAGTAACCGATGTCGGTAAGAAAGTAAAAGTTCCCATTTTTTATGGTTCCCCCGAAAAATGGACTTCGGCACAAAGAGATGGGTATCTTCGTGATCAACAGGGAAAAATGATTCTGCCAGCAATTATTCTCCGAAGAACCAGTTCCGAAGGAGACGCCACTCTTCAATTTTTTAATCGCTATTTGGTCACGCCAGTAAGAAAGTTGTATTCTCCAAAGAACCAATATACCAAATTTTCTGTTCTTATAGGGCAGAACGTGCCGGTCAACGAAATCTATAATATTATAGTGCCAAGTCATATGGTACTGATTTATCACTTCATTATATGGACTGAACTTGTCCAACAAATGAATGATCTGGTGTCGGCTATCCGATTTAATACAAACGATTATTGGGGTAGTAAAAAGGGATTTCGTTTTCGTACTAGTGTTGATACCTATACTCATACCACAGAACTTCAAGCAACTGAGGATAGAATAGTCAAAACCGAATTTGATTTAAGAGCGCATGGATATATTCTGCCGGATACAATCACGAAGTTGGAAAAAACCAAGATGACTACGACCAAGATGTTTACTCCAAAGAAAATAATTATGGGAGCCGAAGTAGTCTCAACTGGTTTTGATATGGAATCGGTAAATCAAAATCGTAAAAAATGGTATAATCCAAACTATCCAAACTTACAGGCAGATCTTCCGTTGCCAATATCTCCAACAACTATTGTCTCGGGCATTAGCGATGCATCAGATATAACTTCTCAAATTGTGACTACTCTAAAAAGTGTCACGGCAACTCCGGTCGTAAATCCTATCAATGTGGGGGTTGGATAACATTGTTCCACTTTTGAGAGTTGTTCCTCCTCCAACAACTTTGAGTGCAATAGGAGAAGAAGGATATGTATCCTATGATTCTCAATATTTCTATATTTATACATCGGGGCAATGGAAAAGAGTGGCTATAGCGCAATTCACGCAAGTACCTGCATGTCGAGAAGGAACAGTATCATTTGACAATAAGTATTTTTATTTATATTCCAGTGGATCTTGGAATCGAGTTGCCATATCACAATTTCAATAGTGTATGAGTCAAACCTATCAAAAAGCGAAAGATATATTTACCGAAAGAAAATCTTCTACAATGACGTTTGAGGAGTGGGCATTAATTGTACAACCTAATAGCGTTGTAGTAATAAATGCAGCAAATGATTTGTCATTGCTTCCATTATCATCTTTTGCAAATTCTTTTTTTGTTAGCGCATCTTTATTTGCTTCCAGTAGTATAAGTTCATCATATTCACTATATTCAGAAACTTCAAGTGTTCATATCAATAATGCAGATACAGCAAGTTATGTACTGAATGCGGTTAGTGCTTCCTATGCTCCACAGACAGCATTTCCTAATACTATTGCTTCTGCGTCTTGGGTCTCGGCGTCGACACATATTACAATGGCTGATACAGCAAGTTATGTGGTTGGAACCGTAGCCTCAGCAACAAGTGCTTCATATGCCTCAACATCATCATGGACAGATAATGTTGTTAACGGACGTTCTATTATACTGTGTTCAGCATATACTCCGTTGATTTCAGGCCCGGATGCAGGCGAAGTTCCGGTGCCTTACTCACCACTGGATGGCACAACCTCATTAACATATACTATTAGACGATTGGTTTTTAGAGTTCAAACTCCCGCCTCATCAGACACAAGTTCGATTGACGTAGAAAAATCTGTGGGTAGTATTGGGTTCAATGCTATTACAATTGGATCACTTAATTTAACTTCAAGCACTTATATTGTAGTTAATACAGGTTCATTGGGTTATATAAATTCGGGGGACTTAATTAGATTCAATATTCAATCTCTCGGAAGTGCTATGAACTGGACTATAATAGCAGAAATCTCATCACCTTAAACTATTTATTTTTAAGAAATATGTCATTTACTGCAACGCCAAACAAACTTGATTCTGCATTTGTCCAGCGGAATACGGCTAATCAGTATTATGAACAAATCAATGTCTCCGGTTCCGATTTAATTTTCTATCATTCTTCAAGTGGCATATTTACGGCAGATCAAATTTCTGTTTGGGCAGCAAAATATGGAATCGGAACTGGTGGATCTGGTAGTATATCAGCTTCATATGCCATAACGGCTTCTTATGCATTAAGTGGCGGGAGTGGTGGAGGAGTAACTCCAGGCGGTTCATATAATATATCTTGTTCTTACGCCTCCGGTAGTACATCATCCTCATTTGCTACGTCTGCATCTTACATTACCGCATCTAATATTGCTGGAACTATAACCAGTGCTTCATATGCCATTTCTGCTTCTTATGCACCACAAATTCCATTCCCTAATACTATTGCTTCGGCATCTTGGGCATCTAGCTCGATCTCCAGTTCACAAGCTAATACAGCATCTTTTATCACTGCATCTAACGTGGTTGGAACCATAACTTCTGCTTCATTTGCGATAAGCGCATCGTATGCTCCGTTTAGTGATAATCCAAATGCCATATCTGCCTCTTGGGCTTCTTCAAGCATTTCTTCAAGTTATGCTGATACTGCTTCTTATGCCTTAAATGCTGGTAATGCCTATGCAATCAACTTTATTCCAGCAGTAGCCACGAGTGCTTCTTGGGTATCTGCTAGTGTCAAGATCACAACAGCAGATACGGCCTCATATGTCACCGGATCAAATGTAAATGGAGAAGTATTAAGTGCTGGAACGGCGACGACAGCAACCAGTTCTTCGTTCGCTTCGGAATCAATATCAGCAAGTTATTCAACAAATGCGGAAACGGCATATGCGATTAATTTCATTCCAGTAGTGGCCACAAGTGCATCGTGGGTTTCGGCTTCTGTTAAAATTACAACTGCCGATACAGCATCCTATATCAATGCATCCAATGTTATAGGGATAGTTGCCAGTGCTTCTTATGCGACAACATCATCTTATATGGTGATAACAATGGTTGCTTCTGCATCATGGGCATCAAGTTCGATTTCTAGTTCGCAAGCTGCTACGGCTTCATTATTGATTGAAAATGGAGTAATATCCAATATGTTTCCATACTGGAATAATAATATTCTCACTACTTCGAGTATTCTCCAATTTACTTCTTCCACTCTCAATGGAAATCAACTTAAAGTGGGGCCAGAAGTAACTTATGGAGATTATTTGCTTATAGGAGGAAAAGCCAATTTTACTCAAGAAGGTCAAAGAATATCAGCAGATGTGGGAAATCTTTTCATTGATACAAGTGGTTCGGCAAACAAAGTTTATTTGAACTTTTATGGTGGTGGAGATGTAATTACAAATGTAAATGGAGGAAAATTAGGAGTAAATACCTCTGCCCCAAATGCTCAACTTGATGTTAATGGTAATATCCATGCTAATAGCATTACAAGTTCTCTAGATGGAACCGCTAGTTGGGCAAACAATGTTGTTAGTGGACGTTCTATTATGTTATGTTCAGCTTACACCCCACTAATCTCAGGCCCAGATATAGGTGAAGTTCCAGTGCCTTATTCGCCGTTAGACGGTACAACATCATTAATTTATACAGTTAGACGATTAGTTTTCAGGGTACAAACTTCCGCCAATGATACGTCTATAATTGCAATTGAGAAATCAACCGGCACTGGTGGATTTTCGGCTACAACCATTGGCTCTGTAACATTATCCTCTGGTAGTTATGAGGCATATAATACGGGTTCTTTGGGTACGATAAACAGTGGGGATAAGTTAAGGTTTAATATAACAACACTCGGAAGTGCCCAAAACTGGATCACAATTTGCGAAATCTCGTCGCCTTGATATTTATAGCATATGCCGACATCACATTTTACTATTTTTCGTAATTCAGATACCAATGCGCCAGCATTAAATGGTCAATCCGGTAGTTTGGTTTCAATATTGGATTATGTATTAGTAACTGGTTCTGGTTGGATAAAATCTTTTAGCGGCACTAATAGTGCGGTTTATCATATGCCGACTGGTTCTGGATTTTATTTGAATGTCCAAGACACCGCAATAACAACTTCTAAGGAAGCTCAAATATGGGGTTATGAAGTGGCAACTGCTCAGAATATTGGAACCAATCAGTTTCCTTCTATGAGCCAAGGAATAAATAATAACGGATATCTTCCTGTAAGAAAAAGCTCAACGGCGGATTCGACTTCCAGAACATGGATTGTCTTTGCTGATTCAATGAGTTTTTATTTCTACAATATTACCGGGGATAGCAGCGCCACTACTACATACTTAGGATGGCAATTTGGAGATTTTTATTCATTCAAATCAAACGATCCATATAGATGTATAATACAGGGAAGAACGTCAGAAAATGCTATTGCTACCAATGCTAATGCCTTGGAAATTTTATCTTTGCTAAATACAACAGTGACAAGCGTATATGTTGCCCGGTCCTATCTTGCTGGCCCGAATAGTAATAGTTTGGCGGTTGGAAAACACGGCGATGGTGCTAAAGGTTCAACCACAATAATGAATGGGACTACCCAATATCCCAACCTCCCAGATAATGCTTTGTATATGAGTCCAGTATGGATTACCGAGCCTAGTACTAATACACTAAGAGGTCAAATGAGAGGATTTTATCAAATACTCCACGCTCAAGGACGTTTTTCAGACGGAGAACAATTTACTGGTTCCAATTCTTTCGTAAGTAAATCGTTTTATATATTACCCGGAACCAATACAGGACTTTATTGCATGGAAACCAGTAATACAATTTTAACAAACTAATATGTCATATCAATTCACAATCATAAAATCAACTAATGTAGGCGCTCCAACACTTAACGGTCAATCGGGAAGTCTTGTCGCAGTTTTGGATTTTTGTTTAACCGGCTCAGTAACCGGATGGACAAGAACATTTACAAGTTCAAGTTCAGGAACAGTAACAAGAGCACAATACCAAATGCCATCTGGCTCAAGAATGTCCATCAATATTCAAGATGATGCCATTGGAACGGGTGGAGCGAAGGAAGCAAGAATATTTGCTTTTGAAAGTGGTTCTGCAATTGATGCCGGTTCTGGTCAGTTTCCATTAGCAGGGCAGGGTGTTGCAGGCACGGGTGGATATTTAATAGCAAGAAAGAGCACAAGTGCTGATACAACGGCAAGAGTATGGCAATGTTTTGCTGATAGTTCTACCTTCTACTTTTTTGCACAAACCGGAGACCAGGCTAGTACCTATGAAGCATTTATGTTTGGAGATATTTATTCTTTAAAATCTAATGACCTATATAGATGCATAATCATCGGTAGAGCATCTGAAAACACCACAGCAACCGAAACTACGGACACTTTAGCAGCAATAAATACTGCGGTAGCTGGACATTATATGTCAAGAACATATGGCGGTGGAGGAGTTTCAACTGCTGTAGGGAAACATGGCGATGCAGTCAAAGGTTCTACTACAGCGTTAAACGGAACAGTTCAATATCCTAATGGTCCCGATGGAACAATGTATATCTCGCCAGTGTGGGTTCATGAAAATGCTTCGTCGACAGTCAGAGGCAGATTGCGAGGATCTTATCAAATATGTCATGCAATTGCTAATTTTAGTGATGGTGATACTTTTAACGGAAGTTCAACGTTGGTAGGTAAAACTTTTCAAATTCTAAAAAGTAGTTGTAATGCTGGTGTATATTGCATAGAAACTTCTGCAACTCTGGAGACAAATTAACATAACATGAGTGCTTTAGCTTATAGTGGTTCAAATGGATGTTTAGCCGATGCGGGTAAAATAGGTGTTCTAAAAGCACTTAATCTCGGTGGTCAAATCGCTTATATAAATGGTATAACCGAATATTTCACTGATGGTTCTCCTGCGGCACCGTGTATGCAAATTGCTATTCCTAATAGTTTTCGTTTTCGTTGGGTCATTCATACAGGTGTAAATACAATACAGGTAAATGCCAAACAAGTTGTTAATCAAAATCCAAGACCTAGTATAACCGTAAGAGCAAATTCATCAATAGGCATACCGAATGATATTATTGCTTATGCTCCGAGTGGAAATGGATGGACAACTACTAATACTATTACTATAAATAATACATCAGGAAATAAAGGAGCGGTGTATGTTGATTTAGCAAATAACTACGGTGGACAATCTAATACACCAGCCTATTTTGACCATATTGTAACCAGCTAGTATAATAACTTGAAAAGAGACATAAAATGAAGTACAATATTGTCAATATGAAGGAAATCCAATTAGCAAATAATAAAGGTGTTGTTTTTATTGATAATAAAGATTACGATTTAGTATTACAATATAAATGGTGTTTGCCTACTCGTGATAAATATCCAACAATCTCAATTCATGCTGGATATTATAAACAAAAATAAATCAAAATGCATCATCTAATCCTTCCACTTACAAAAGATGTGGAAATAGACCATATCAATCATAATGGCTTAGATAATAGACGTTGTAATTTGAGATTAGTAACACATCAACAAAATATTCAAAATACATCAGTTCGTAAACAGAAAAAAAACTTCTAAATACAAAGGTGTATCTTGGTTTAAGAGAGATAGCACTTGGAGAGCATATATAGGAAAAGATTGTAGTGGGAAACAGACGCATCTTGGATATTTTAACACAGAGATAGAAGCAGCAAGGGCATACAATGAAGCTGCAACAAAATACTTTGGTAAATATGCTTGTTTAAACGAAGGATTATAATATGACGGTTAACGAAATCGATGTTTGGATGAATAATGTGCCCGTGATTGAACAGGCTGGCGATTATGACTTTGCTACCTGGCTTGATGGTGTTCCTGTATTGGAACAAGGTGGACAGGGTGGCTCTGGATTGGAAAGACGCAGAGCAGAAATATTCTAATCCATAAACTTTATTAACCCTCAACAATATGTATAAAAAGTAAATCATATGTCACAGTCAATCAAAATTACAGAGTCGGAATTTGCGGAGATTAAAATGCTTCAAAACAAATTTCAGGAAAGTATTCAACGACTTGGTTTGTTAGGTGTTGAAAAAATGGAATTAGATCGCCTAGTAACTGAGTTTGTCGAGAAAGAAAAAAAGTTGAAAGATGAGTGGATTAGCCTTCAAAAATTGGAACAAGGACTTCTCGATAAGATCATAGCCAAATACGGAGAAGGAAATCTTTCTATGTCAGATGGAACTTTTATCCCATCAATTATAGCACAAGCTCCGTTGGTCAAAGGAACGGTATAAATATTTGCATCTTCATGTTTTTGGCAGATATTTATAACTGAATAACAACTTTCTTTAGAGACCAACAATCGTATTGAAAGAAGGACAAATATATGCCAATCACAGAAGGTGGACAATGGAGTCCAGATAGAAAAATAATAAGCCCCGGTGTATTCACTCGGGAGATAGACCAGTCTGGTATCGCACAAGGCGTAGCGGATATTGGAGCAGTCGTAGTTGCACCATTTGCTAAGGGGCCAGGATTTTCGCCAACACTTTGTTCAGATATGACAACTCTGCAACAAGCGTTCGGGGTTCCTGATGGTAATTTATATGGCCCATATACTGCTCAACAGTATTTACAGGAAAAAGGATTTGTAACGGTTTGCCGTGTTGGTGCTCTTACTGGATATCATCAAAAGTATCCGTGGGTCATTTGGGCAGAAGAAGGAAATTGGCTTCGTTATCCTGACGCTGGATGGTTGGATTATACCATCTCCTCAATATCTTCGACTGGTCTTTATTTCATATCCGCTTCCTCAAATGGAATTACAGCCAATTCGGCTGGATACACAGGTTCTATCACCTTTACCGCTCAACCAGTAACTCTTACATTAATTAATGGAGTAGCAACAGCTAATCCACTTGGAAGCAATACTGGTTCAATGCTTCTTCATCAACCATATCCTGCAAGTGGTAGCACACTGTACACCGGACAAACAGTTGCTGGACACATCAATGGTATATTTTCATTTACTGGCTCATTGAATGTTTCCACTGCTTCGGCAACATCTGCTTCGCTAATAAGTCAACTTTTTACTCAAGGTCTATTCAGTGGAAATATCTATGGTGTCCAATTTACAAGTAGTCAAGTTCCATTTAATACGGCCAATTTCTATGGTAACACTCTTCAAATCAGCCAGTCTTACGGAATTTGTAATTTACTGGTGTTAAATATTGCTGGATGTCTTACTGGAAGTCTTGGAAAGTATGGACTCGGATTTCTCGCTGGAAGTAATAATACTTTTGATCCATGCACAGGAATATGGACTGCCAGCGGATCGGCAATTAAAGTGTTGGCAGTTCTTGCCGATACTCAAAATGCCGAGATTGATAGCACTTTGCACGCCCCAGGCTTTTTAGGTTCTACTCAAAGCTATAATCCTCTTGTCAGCGGTTCGACCAATATTGGATTAGATTTTGATATCCAGTTGAGCCAATCATTAAATGGTGCTTATGGTACATATCATTTCTCTCTCAATCCAGAAAGTCCAAAATACATTACTAATGTATTTGGTGAAGATTCGAGAGCGGGCAATCCATCAACATACGTTCAAGGCACTAAAATTGAGGCCGCTTATCTCTATAAACTTTTCGAAGATGATATTGCCGTTGTTGCCACAGATCCAACTAAATGGCAAGTTCATGGAGATGAAATGCCATCTGGTTCATGGACCGGCGAACCTTTGAATTTCACTGATCAATGGTCTTTGAATTTGCTAAATGGTGATTCTGCATATAGTTTAACTAATGCTTATACTCCGTGGATTCTTTCTCAACAAATATCTGCTTGGAATGGCGGAAAAGCAACTCGCTTTCCATTGTTCCAGCTTGCAACTTTGTCAGACGGTACTTACACCAATACTTCCTTCAAAATTGAAATCTCTAATGTAAAATTAGCGGGTACAGTCGCCGGAAGTGATTGGGGTTCATTTACCTTAACGGTTCGTGCTTATAGTGATACGGATAAAAGACCTCAAATCCTTGAACAATTTAATAACTTATCTCTTGACCCAACTTCTGCAAACTTCATTGCTCGCAGAATTGGTGATCGCTATAATTACATCCGTTTTGATGGTAAAATCATTGAATTTGGAACATACACTAATAATAGCAAGAATATTCGTGTTGTAATGTCGCCAAATCCATATCCAACAACCGCTGTTCCTTATGGATTTCAAGCTCTCTCTAGCCCAGTTAATGGAGCAATTGGAAATTGGTGCAATCCAATGGCATATACCAAAGCATCAATTTATAGTTTATTCCCTGGCAAATATACCTCAGGTATTGACTTTGTTGGCGTTCCTCCAGGGGCGGATGCAGAACTTACATCTTTGTATCCAACATCGTCAGTTGGTGAAGGGCACTGGAAAGATAATCTTCAATACTTCGCTCCGTTGCCAGCAGGATCAACGATTGGCAGTAATACGGAATTTGCTCTTGATGATGTTATCACTGTAAATGGTGTTGGAACTGGTTCTTTCCTTGATCCATCGTTGAGTGGAAGCATTCCATCAACCTACGACGCAGCTAACGAAACCACCTACGTCAAGATGCGTAAGTTCGTCTTTGGATTCCAAGGTGGATTTGATGGACAATCTCCAGCTATTCCTGAAAATGTTGGTGAAGATCTTGAGCCGGGTAATACTCAGGGTTTGGATTGTACTAATAGTACAACAGCAGGATCGATTGCCTATAATCAGTGTATCGGTGCTCTTGGAAATGCCGATGAATTTGATATTAACTTGATCGTTGTTCCCGGTATTATCTATTCCTTACACTCTTACGTTACTACCCTTGTAGTTGAGATGTGTGAGAATCGTGGAGATTGTTTCTTTATTCTTGACATGTATAAAGACAGCGGTAATCCAACCACGGGTCAAATTGATGAAGTAGTCAATCTTGCCAAAGAATTTGATACTAACTATGCAGGTACTTATTATCCTTGGGTCAAGATATTAGATACGAATATAAATCAAATCGTAACTGTTCCACCATCAGTAGTGCTTCTAGCCGTATATGCTGCTAACGATAAAGTTGCGGCAGAATGGTATGCGGTAGCCGGTCTCAATCGTGGTGGAATCACTCAGGCAGTACAATTGACTGATCGCACTACTCATACCGAACGTGATACTCTGTATGAAGGAAAAGTCAATCCTATCTGCACATTCCCAGGACAAGGTATTGTAGTTTGGGGTCAAAAAACTTTACAGAATAAGGATTCTGCAACCAATAGAATCAATGTTCGTCGTTTGCTTATTGCGGTTAAAAAGTTCTTCGCCTCGACGGCAAGATACTTGGTGTTCGAACAGAATACAGCAGAAACTCGCAACAAATTCTTGGCGATTGTTAATCCATATCTTGAAAGTGTACAGCAACGCAGTGGTTTGTATGCCTTCCAAGTCAAGATGGACGCCAGCAACAATACCCCAGATTTGATTGACCAGAATATTCTGTACGGCCAAATCTACTTACAGCCAACTAGAACTGCGGAGTTCATTCTCTTGGACTTTTATATCCTCCCGAGTGGGGCGAGTTTTCCTACAGCGTAAATGATTGGAAATGAAATAGTTGGATAAAAACTTATTCAAAGAAAATCCTCATGTTGGGGATTTTCTTTTATATGTATAGGACAACAATATTTGGCCAACAGGATAGAACATTATGACATTGTACGGAAATCCAGAAAAAATAAAGAAGATATGTGAATGGACAGGGAAAGAGTTTATGGTCGATTGGAAACATAGAAATCAACGATTTATAAATATCCGTGCTATGCGTAACTGGAGAATGGCTCAATGTAGAGAAATAGTTAAATGTCTAACTTGTGGGAAATCTTTTGAACGATACAAGAATATACTTCATCTGGATACAGGACTTCCTACTCAATATTGCTCTAATGATTGTAATAGAAAATCTATACATAAGAAAGAGTGTCTTAAAAAATGGATAAAAAATCATAATCCAATGGATAACCTTTTATCAAGAGAAAAAATAAAACAATCTAAACTTGAACGATATGGAAACTCAACATATAACAACATTAAAAAATGTAGAAAAACTATGATGGACAAATATGGAGTCCATTGTGTTTTTTACCTTCCTTCTTGTAAGTCTAATGGAAGGAGAATATCAAAGTTTCAGAAACGAATATATGAAGATCTTCTTCAACAACATCCAGACGCAGAACTTGAAAAGTATCTCCCAGATGTAAAAAAAGCAGTAGATATTTATATTCCTTCTACGAAAAAAGTCATAGAATGCTACGGAGATTATTGGCATTGTAATCCCCAAAAATGTTCTCCTACTTATTACAACTATCTCGTCCATCTTACAGCACAAGAGATTTGGGAAAAAGATAGACAAAAAGTTGAGTTACTCAAAAGTGGTGGTTATGATGTGGAAATAATATGGGAGAACAGTAAAAAGAGGTTTATAGAATATTGACGGGGAGCGTTGTTTCTGCTATATTTATACTTGTATTATGGATAAGGAATATCTACAACATATAGCCGGTTCCCTTTACACTAAGGGTCTCGAAGAACAAATTGGCGCAAGAGTGAGATCGGGTATGAAAAATATCGGCGCTATGACTGGCAGTCCAATGGAAAGTAGAGAATATACCTATATTCGTTATTCGTTTGAAAAATTTCTTAAGGGAATAACGCCTGTATTGGATGATTTTGCAGAGAATGTGGATCGACTTCGAAGATTTAAACCATCTCTTACCCCTAATCAAAATAAAGTGGTGGATTCCATTGTGGATCTCCACAACGTAATTAAGCCACGATACTATGGAGTTACCGTGAATCCACCAGGAAGAGTACAAGATTATCCTCCGGGAAGATATCCATATATAAAGGGAATTCAAAAACCATTAACTCCTCTTAAAGGAAAACAGCCTACCAAAATAGCTGAAATAATAGATGAAGGAATGCTTGGTCGATCTGTAATTATTAATAAAGCCTGGACAAGCCGAAATGCTGGAAAAATCATTGCTGCTTATATAAAAAACATTTACGATAAACAAGTCGCCTTTTATGCAGAGGTCAAGAAATTAACTGGAAGAACCCCCAACAGAATTCAAACAGTGTTAAGAGATATAAATCGTAAGTGGTCGAATATTTTTGGAAAAGTAAGTGCGACGATAAGTACATGGCAGACACAGGCCGAACCTACTGGAAAAACATTCGTTTCTCCTATAGGGGCAAAACCCGAGGGAAAGCCTATTAGTCCAGATCTAACTCTTCCGCCAGAAACACCACCAGAAACATCAACCACTCCACCCGCTGTTGCCGCTGTGCTTACTCCAGATAATGGCAAACCCGCTGCCACGGTTCCTGCTGTTGGTGATGAAATTCCTCCTCCTGCAAGGGGTGATGATTTTGCTTACATAGTAGAAAATGTAGTAAAAATTATTATAGACACTGTTCGAACGGATACTGAAAGATCAAAAGATTATTTTGAGGCAGAAAGATTACCGAGAACGTGGGAAGAACCTTCTATACATGCTAAAGAAAGAGAGAAAAAAATTCCTACAACAATAAAAACGCCTTCTGGCATTACTATTCCTTCAACTGTTCCTATCACCACAACTGCATCAATAATTCCAGATACCATTAAAGAACAGGAAGATGAACCAGAAAGTAAACCGGAAAAACCAACTGGAAAATTTTTGTACGATTTCAGAAGTGCTTATAGAAAATCAAGAAACTTTGCAATTGAAATGGGGGATCAAAAATCAATAACTCTTTCAAGTGGAAAAACAAAAAATATTCGTGTAATTTGGGTTAATAAAGATCAGAAAAATGAAATTCATGTCAAATATCAAGATGCCGCCGAAGCTGTTGGAGATCAAAAACATGTGTGGAAAGAAATCATATTATTGAATTTCTACGATTATGAAGCCGACAGCAGAAGTGAAGAATGGCAAAAGGATGAAGGAAACAGATTATTTACTTATATTCATAATGCAAATCCATATGACAATCCATTAGAAGGAGCGAGTAAAGAACGATTGGCAAGACTTCAAAACAAATCTCTAATGGACAAATTCAATCGAGCACTTTATGTAGTGATTGATAGGAAAGCAATGGAATTTAGTGCTATGGGGTTAAATATTGGTATTCTTGATGATGAATTGGCGACTATTTTCCGGTATGACCGTAGTGGAAAAAAACCTCCAATTAATGTTGAAGAACTTTTGAAGTATATTCGTTCTCCAAATGTAGAAACAAGAACTATGTGGATTAAAAAATTAAAGGATTTAGGATGGTTTGCTCGTAAAGGTTATCCAATTCCAGATCCTAAACAAGATCCTTCTACCTATGAAGGATTGCCAATTCCGGGTGAGGAAGAACCAATAACCACTCCCGCTCCAGGAACTACAGCCATTCCCACGGGAACTTTGCCAATACCCGATATCGATAAAATTCCCGCCGCAATGGAGGCCAGAAGCACTTTACTTAATAAGGGATGGAAGGGAGTTTTTAATGCTATAGGACAAGCAGCTAAAAATCTTGGAGATCGAGCTAAGACAGCTTCTCCGGATGAATATGTAAAACTTGCCACCGATATATTAAAAGCTTCCAAAGCCGAAAGAGATCCAAAGTATGTATTGGGAATTGAAAATACTAATAATGCAGTAATGGCTTTGGAAAAATTGGGGTTTAATAAAGTAGTTGCAATAAAAGCTGTAGCAGAAATAGCTAATACAGAGGGAGAAAATCTTACAGATTCCGAATATACTGAAAAGGCTCTTAAATTGCTCAAACCCGACAAAAAAACGCTCCCAAGCACATCAGTAGGGGGTCCACCGCCTACATCACCAGTATCTGGAGAACCGAGTAAATCCGCTGGAGGAGAACCCTCAAAATCACCCGTATCAAAACCGGCAAGCAAAAAAGCTAAAAAGGGAAAGTTGAAAGAAGGTTTCATTAATCCATTTCAAGAAACCAACTTTCTCTAAAATAGTACTTTATACTTCCATTCTTAGTACTTATTATCTCGTAATGAAGTACATTGTACACTAGGATTTTGAGTTGTCAAGTTTTTATAGCATGAAAAATACAGAATACATTTTATATCTTGATTTAGACGGTGTTCTCGTCAACTTTGAAAGAGGTTTCACAGATCTTTCGGATGGAATAACCCCCGATGAGATGAAATCCAGATACGGGGAAAAAGTTATGCAAAATCAATACTTAGCCGCCGGATCTTCATTTTGGGCAAACCTTGGATGGATTGAAGGCGGCGAGGATATTTGGAAAGCTTCAAATGAGTTGTTTGAAAGAGTTTGTATTTTATCTTCTACAGGTACTACTAATCCTATAAAAGGTAAGCCAGTAATTATGGGTAAAAAACAATGGATAGCTAAAAATATTCCCTCTTTAACCTCGGGTAAAATATTCATAGTATTGGGAAGCCACATGAAAAAAATGCTTGTCGCTAGAAATAGCATATTAGTTGATGATATGTCGAGCACAGTAGCCGAATGGAATGCGTATGGCGGAATTGGAATACTTCATCATCATAAATACTATCAAAAAACTATTCAAACATTACAAGATCTCGCTCATCCTCCATCCTTAACTGAACTTGCTAAACGCATTCAGTACTGATTACTGATATTTATAGTCATGAATCAAGATTTGAAAAAACTCATAAATGAAACCGTAAAAAACTTTTTCGACGAAAATGAAGTGGATGTTTACGGTTCGGGAGAACTTCCTCCGAGCGGAGAAGAAAAATACGAAAAACAGGAACCCGGAGGTACTATGAGTGCGACAAATTTGACACCGTTGATATACGAAACTAATTTCCGGATTTACAATGAAACGCTTTGTCCTGATTTATGGGATGCATATGATCATTTAGATGGTCATATAAGAGTAAATCTCTTGCGTATGGCATATGATTTCTATGAAAAGACAGATTTCAAAGCTCCAATTGTAGATGTCTATTTGATGGGATCTATTGCTAATTATAATTGGACTCCCGAAAGTGATGTTGATATTCATATAATCATTGACCATGATAAACTTCAAATGCCATCTGATACTATCTTAAGCGCAATCAAAGCTGCATGTTCTTTATGGAATAACGAGCATCATGTAGCGGTTAAGAGGCATAAGGTTGAGATGAATATTCAAAATATGAAAGAAGTTAAACCTCATGTCACCGGCATTTATTCTCTTGTTAAAGATCAATGGGTAAGAAAACCCGTTCTTCAATCTCTTTCTTTTGATAAAACCTTTATTCAATCTATGTACAAAGGAATGAAAGAGTATCTCAAGTCTGCTATCAATAGCGGAAATCGACATGCTATGAAGGCGGTAAAAAAATATATAGATGCTTTTCGTCAGTATGGACTTGATACCCGTGGTGAATTGAGTGTTGAAAATATCGTATTCAAAATTCTTCGTGCCAAAGGTTTGATTGAAATGTTGAAAACTGCTATAACAATGACATATGATAAAGAGATGACAGTAAGAGAGGCCGAAAAATTGAATGAAAGTAAAGAACCAGAATCTGCCATTGAAGATTTGATGGAAGAGCACGGTGTAGTGAGCCGTTGTTTGCTTATTTATGAAGAATTGATTCGTAAATTGGAGACAGAGAAGGAAATGTCTTTTGACATTGTTCATGATATAGCCGAAGTAATCCGTCATCACGTAGAAGATCACCACGAAAAAGTAGAGGAGAAGTATGTCTTTGCGCTTTTCAAAGGAAAAGATAAACTGGGAAAAGTAGTAAAAATTCTTACAGAACAGCACAAAGCGGGCAGGAAATTAACTGGAAAAATACTTAATCTTTCTTCTAAATCGTACTCAAAAGAAACTCAAAATCAGTTGTTTCAAGAGTGTAAAAAATTTGTCCATATGTATGGCCCGCATAAAGCATGGGAAGATACGGTAGTATTTCCCGCCGTTCGTAAAGCTTTGACGGACAACGAGTTAGAAAAATTCAATGAAAAAATGGAAGAAGCCGAAAAAGAAGGCGATCCGAAAAAATTCATACAGGAAGTTGAAAAAATAGAAAAGAAACTCGGTATTTACAAGATATGTTGTTTTACTCCTGAAAAGGACAGAAAGACAATGTTGGAGGTTAGACAACAAGACATTAAATCCCATCTTCCTTCACCAGAAAACATCAAGCTTATTGATGGTCAAAAGCTGGATCTTAGCCGATTAACCTTAGATCATTTGAAGGCATTACGGGCTAAAGCGGTAAGATTTTGGAAGGCTGCAAGCAAGAAAAAAGATCATGAAGAAACTCTTTGGGCACTGGCAGAGTTTGAAAGATATAACTTCGAAATAAAAAGGAGAATGAGATACATAAATGCTCCTCTCATAACCGAAGAATCAAAAAAATTTCCACCTTTTACTCTTGTTTTCGACAGTTCAGATGTAGCAAAAGGTGCTGTAAAGATTATGTTGGGTAATGAATGGTTTGGTAATATCTATAAACCTCTCGAAGGATGGGGTGAATATACTGGAAAGTGGATTTTCAATGCTGCCAGCAAAGAAGCAATGAAAATGAAGTTTCCAGCTAAGGGATATAATAGTCCGGGAGAATTGCTTCGAGATTTAAAAAAATGGTATAGTCAACGATTTATAACCGAGAAACAAGAAGTTTTTGACATTAAAGGTCCGGATGAATTGTCTCCTAGAAATCAAGTTGAGCTTGATCAGTTAGTTCGTAATTCTGAAAACATTATATCCGGTAAAGAGCTTTATTATATTTATTTAGTCAATGATCATGTTGCGGGTGCTCTTTATACATCTTATCGTGATCGAGTATATAGTTTTAATGTTGTTGTTAGTAAAGAATATCGTCAGAAAGGTATTGGAGTAAGAATGATAAGGGATGGATTAGATGAATATTTCAACAATATTCTGGAAACCGATCCGGATGCGAAACTGGAACTTAATATTGTAAATCCTTCTATAATAGATTATCTTAAACGAATAGGGATGGAAGTGGAAAAGAGTGTTGGAGGACGTGTTATAATGTTTTATTCAAAAGGAAAAGAAAGTTCTATAGATGAAAATGGGGGAGGGGGAATAGGATATTTTAGTAAAGAACTTGAAGCAGATATTCAACATCTAATTACAACCAGTGAGGATAGTATAGAGTCTGGTGAGCCGGTTCTTACTCGTGCTCAAGCAATTCGGTACTTAATGCAGGACATGGATGATCCTGGGCATTATTCACATGAGCATAGAAGGGAACTTCAAAATTTTGGTGTTAAGATCGGAATTTTTGAACCTTGTACAAGAGAAGAATTGGATAATATTGTAGTTATAGGTGGAAGAGGGCGAAAATATGACTTTAAACGAGGAAATTTATACTATAGATTTAATTCTTGGAAACCTTTAATAGGGCACGAAGATCCAGTAGATGAAAATAATGAAGATTTAAAAAGTGATTTTGATTTGGCTGAACAAGGAGATACTGTTTCTGTTGTAAGAAGAGCGATAGAGAAGCTGGGAGGAATGGAAAATTTCAAAGCGTGGTTTATGGGATGGATTTCAAAAGAAAAAATTCCATATAGACAAATAGATTCTTCGGGACAATCGCATACTGTAGAATTTTTTGCGAGAAAATATTTAAAAGGCGAGATAGATTTGCGTCGTATTAGTGAAGGTTATGGAGCGGGTATTCCAGGCACAGATAAGCGTTTAGGTATTCCAGGTGAAAGATGGAGAATTAGAAGCAAAGACGCTCCAAAAACTCCAAAGATGCCAAGCGACGAAGAGTTATCAATAACTATAGATCTCGATGAAATTGTTGATAGTACATTGGAATTACTATTCGAATCTCCTAATATGGAAACTCTTAAGAAAAACAGAAAAACTCTTTCTGATGAAGAAAGAAGAATAGTTATGGATTCGGGAGCGGTATGGCATCATAGTCCAAATGGAAAAGAAACTCCTGGGGTTTGGAAATCTATAGTCAAAGGAAAAACATGGTACGTTTGTAATACTCACAGAGCTTATCAATGTAAGCCAACTCTAAGGGGAGCCATAAAAGCTTTCGAATTTATAGAGACAACCTCGTAATCAAAAGAAAAATATGATTACATTGAAATCATTATTGTGCGAGCAAGTGAAGAAAATATCTCTTCAAAAGGCTGTTGATAATAAACTTTTTGGTCCTGTTTATCACGGAACAAACCAAGAAGCCCTTTCTAAAATAGATAAAGAGGGTTTCAAAGTGATTATGGGACTTCATGGTACATCGGGTATGTCACATGGATATGAATATGAACCATATGGATATTTTACTGATGTTCCTCCCCCAATTCATCATCTTGGGTTCGGCGTGTATTTTACTACTGTCAAAGCTATTGCTAAAAGATTTGCTGGTGGTACAGCAAAAGGAATGAAAGCATATTTCTTGGATATTCCAAAGAAGGAAACAATAAATTTTGCTTCACCGAGAAAAATGATGAAATGGTGGATTGAAAATGGATATGATCCGGAATTGGCTAAACGTGGCGAAGGTGGTAGGTACATGGCAACGGCAAAAATGACCGAACAATTGAAATCCAAATACGAGGGGGTGTGGTTCAAAGGAAAAGGAATACACAGACTTTTGGATGGTGATCAAGTAGTTGTATTTGATCCTAAAGACATTTATGAAATAGATTTGTCTTTATCGAAGGAATTTGACCTTGGTGCTAAAGTTAAAGCCAAAATTGACATAAAATATACTGATAAGGAAGGAAATGTATATGGAAGTGTTGTTCCTATTGGAACAACAGGGATTATAGTTAAAAGATACGATGTCAAAAAAAATGGCGAAAGAATATCCTCTCTATTGGGCAAAAGATGCCGAGCGATATGCATTTGATGTAAAGTTCAAAGTTGGTGGTGAAAGACAAGTAAAGGATACTTGGGTGGAACCTTTGAATTTATAACTTTTTATTTTTCTCGCTTATTTCTCCAGGAGGCATATATTTATAATCAGAAGCATAAATAAGGATTCTATCTATGGCAGACTTACTAACAAACAACGAGATGTTCTTCACGATTTGGGAACCCAAAACGAAGAATCGTTTCCTCATGTATATTGACGGCGTTCCAACGTACCTCATTCGTAAAACCGACCGTCCAAAATGGACCCAAGATCGTCAAACGATTGATTATATCAACTTGCAATGGTTCTACAAGGGTAAGACCAAGTGGCAGGAAATTGATATTGAACTTTACGATCCCGTTGTTCCTTCCGCCGCCCAAACAGTTTTTGAATGGTTCCGTTTGTCGCATGAATCTGTGACTGGGCGTGATGGATATCAAGATTTCTATAAAAAGGAAGTTACTATTGATATCCTCGGTCCTGTCGGTGATAAAGTTGAAGAATGGACTCTGAAAGGTGCTTTTCCAACTTCTTTTGATGGTGGGACAATGGAATGGGTCAATGATGCTGAACCAGTACTAGTTACTCTTAGGCTATCATACGATTATGCGATCCTCCAATATTGATGTATGATTATGCTGTATTGATTAGAATCGCATAATCAAAGTGAACTTTTAGAAATTTTCTTGTTATATAATAGAGAAATGAACTTTCCGGCGATCTATGTCATACTTATTTAATGTAAGGTGACGCTTATGATCGATTTGAAGCATTGCCCATTGAGTTTTGGCGTCACCTTACTCAATGGGCTTTTTATTTGAAGGTGACGTATGGCAAGAAGCAAAGAAGAATTAAGAGAATATGGTCGGCAGTATTATTACCGTAACAAAGAATTACATAATAAACATAACAGAGAATATAATCAAGCAAACAAAGAATGGTTAGATGTTTATAAAAAGAAGTGGAGATTAAGTCAATCCGGAAGAGTATCTCAATACATTTCACGACAAAAATATAAGTGTCGTAAATATGGAATAACTTTTGATCAATTAAACCAGATGAAGATTGACCAAAAAGGAATGTGTGCTATTTGTTCTAAGCCTTTTACAGACAGCAAAAAAGTGCATTTTGACCACGATCATATTACAGGAAAAGTTCGTCAGCTATTATGTAATAATTGTAATTGTGGAATAGGATATTTTAAAGATAACATAGAGATGTTATTAAATGCAGTTGAGTACTTGAACAAATGGAATAAACGATGTTCTCTTAACTTTGTATGATATTTATAAAGTGAAAAGGATAAATCATATATGAAGCAAAAACTTTTGGAATATCTCGTTAGGCAATGTGTACGAGAAGTATTGGCCCAAGTGAGAGAGCAGGATGACGAAACTAAAGGTGCCCCATCACCACCAGCGGCGGGCCTGGGAACTGCCGATACTCCGGCGGTTCCAAAACCGAAAGATACTACGCCAGAAGAACCATCTGAACCAGAAACTCCACCCACCAGCTTGAAAGGAGCGATATTTGTTAATCCAAGAGATAAATCAAAACTATCTCCAATCGGGCCTCTTCCTTTTAATATAAGTGATGCCGCTTTGGAAAGAAAACTTTATGATATATCAACAAGTTACATAGGACCGGAGGTAAAAGTTTCTCTTTCTGCATTTCGAATGGTTAAAGATGCCATTAGAAATCCAGGCTCAACTGTTTACTTATACTTTGGGAAATTTGACCCAGAATCAGAGGAGATATTTTTGATGGCAGATAAAAGTTTGCAAGCAGCCAAAGATGGTACTGTTCCTCCAGCAGAACTTACTAGAACTCCTGTTTCTACTGCTTCTCCAAGTCAGTTTGATCCAATTACAGCAGAACCGGAACAATATGCTCAACAAATGACTAGTGGTGGTATGTCTCCAAGACGTGGGATTGATGAACGAATAGTCAAAGCCATAAAGAAAATAGTCAGAGAAGTATTGACACGAAAATAAGATGAACCAAAAAAATCTTCAAGAACTCATCCGTTGTATAACTCGGGAAATATTGGAGGAGTATATGGATACTCCTACTAAAATTGGTAGTATTTCTGATAAAAGCGATGAAGATGATAAGGATATTTCTGCCATGACCGCTGTTGAAAAAGCAAAGAAAAGGCGTGAGGAAGAAAAAGCGAGACAGGATCAAATTAGAGGGGGTAAGCTGGAATTGAATGCTACAAAAAAACAAACCGATTATTTTGGGCAGCAACTTAAACAGAATAGATTAAAACAGGCTGCTCAGAGAAAAGTTCTTCAAAATCTTCAAGCAGATAAAGACATTAGTGTTGGTGGTGCAGGTAGTATTGGTGTCAAAATATAATAAGTCAAAAAATCTACAGAAAACATATATATTCTCAGAAGCGTGTAACAATCTGTAGAAAAGTTTATGCCAGATCAAATCATTCCAATTGCAAGATCGAGTAATACTCCATCATCTCCACCAGTCCCACCGGGATATCAAAAAATGGAATCCAAGTTTCCAACGGAAATAATCAACCTTCCGTCAAAAGGATGGTTTTATCCTTCCGATAATCCTCTTTCTTCCGGCACTCTTGAACTTAAGATGATGACTGCAAAAGAAGAGGATATTCTTACATCTCCGAACCTTATTCAAAAGAATATTGTTCTGGATAAACTTCTTGAGTCGGTAATTGTCAATAAAGCGATTAATGCTGATGAAATGCTTATTTGTGATCGGAATGCGGCATTTTTTGCTATTCGTAGATTGGCTTATGGCGATACTTATGAGGCAACGATGACTTGTGGTCGCTGTGGTAGAGAAAACTCCATTTCGATTGATTTAGGAAAAATGGATAATAAACCTTTCGACTTTGACAAGTATCCTAAAGGGGAAAATTCTTTCACTTTTCAACTGCCATATTCGAAAGTCACAGTTACTTACAAAATTTTGAGTAAAAAGGATGAAAGCATCATTGATCAAGAACTCACCGGATTTGCTAAAGTGACCAAAGATTTTGCCCGACAAATTACTACTCGTTTAAGTCATATTATTACCGCAGTTGATGGTAATTCCGAAAAAAATCGCATTCGTAAATTTGTCAATGAAGAACTCCTCTCGAAAGATAGTTTAGCATTTCGCAAACATATTCGAGAAAGTATGCCAGATATTGACTCTTCATTCATGTTTTCCTGTGCTAATTGTGGGCTTGAAAGATTGGAGGAAACGCCGATGGGCGTATCCTTTTTTTGGCCTAACGGATAAATATAAAATCCAGCTTCACGAGTTAATATTCGATTTCTGCTATTATGGCCAGATCGAATATGATGCGGTATACTCCATGCCTGTCCAGTATCGCAATTTCTATGTTCATAAGCTTGTAAACATGAAGGAAAAAGAAAAACGCCAATATGATATGGTGGCAGGCAAAGCAGAAATGCCTTCTTCAACCCAACAAATTGTGCGAGGACCAGCAATTAACTGTCACTAATCTTTTTATATTATCTCAATGTGAAATCCCTCATGATTACTGTGACCATGCCCACTCCGGATGGACATTCAGCAGAAAAACCGCTGTCCAGGCGATGATGCAGACAATCCACAGGGCGATTTTGACAAACACCATTTTCCGCCATACATCAGGCATGTCAATCATGTTGATAAAGCAGCCGTTCGGTTTTCGCATTAATTTGCCCTCGATGATGGTGGCAAAAACGGGGGCAAACAGGCAACCGAAAATTATTGCCACAACGAGAAGTCCGATTGTGTCCCCGGCAATCCCCTTTACGGAGTTGGAGATCGATCCATTGATGTCAATTTTTTCTCTTTTCATGTAGCCAATATACACCCTTTTTTTATTTTGTCAAGGGGAAAAATCGTTTGCAGGCCATATTTATACTCATGGAAAGCATTTGATTTATGCCACTTCTAACTGACGCAGTCAACCTTATAACCGACACCCTTCCGATGTGGAAGGAATACCGCAATCTTCAAGATGATCTGGTAGATATCTACAAAAAACAAACCACATCTATTAGAGAAATAGCTGGTGTAAATAAAAGTATTGAAAAGGGGTTATTAGAGCGTCATAGACGTGAAAAAGAACTGATTCAACTTATTAGAGATAGTAAAGAGAATTTGCTTAATGCCGAAAAAAAGGCCGTAACGGTTCGGGGAAAGGATAAAGATGCAGCAATGGCAAATGTAGCGGCTAGAAAGCAAGCACTAATTGCCCTTCAAGCAGAATATGACATGCTTCAAAAGATAAATAAACAAGTTATGATTCCGTGGATATACTTCATGGTAAAAACCTGGACATTATTCATGAGAATGGATAAGGCTGCGGAAGCTTTGAGAATGACGATGGGTGTTTTCCGTGGACAAGTTGCCGATATTCGTTCCCAAGCACAAAAAATGGCAATTCAGTTCATGAATGTCGGTGTTACTATTGATGGAGTGTATAATGCTCTTGTAGCTCTGGGTAAAGAAATGGGAAGCATTCGTATAGCCAGTACTGCTCTTGTTCAAACTATTGCTCTTTTGAAAGCCCAGTTAGGAGTTGCCGAAGAGGATAGTGCCGGATTTTTTAGAAATATGGCGGCTTTGTCTAAGACCACTATGGCGTCTCAGGAAAACATGGCATATTTAGCTCAAGATTTAAGTCAAGCTGCGGGAGTACCTCTTCCTACAATAATGAGTGATATTGCTCATATGTCAGAAAAGACATTATCTTTAATGTCAAGAGTTCCAAGTCAAATTGTAAAGGCGGCTGTAGAGGCTCGTAGATTAAATGTTTCCCTGAATGAAATGGCAAGAGGAAATGAACAACTTCTCAATTTTACGGAAAATATACAAGCCGAAATGGAAGCATCGGTATTATTGGGTAAAGCAATTAACTTACAAAAAGCTCGTGAATTAACTTACCATCGTAATATAATTGAAGCTACCAAGGAAATCGTTGGTATAGCCGAAAAAATAGATTTCACCAACCTTGATTATTTCCAGCAACAGGCTTTTGCCCGTGCGACCGGAAGAAGTGTAGAAGAACTTTTTAAGATGGTACAGGCACAAAAAGAGTGGAATGAAGCAAGACTTTCAAATGATCTAATTGTTAAAAAATCAGTAGCAGAATATGATAGACTTCTTCGAATGAATAAGGAAGAAACATCAGATAGAGCACAACATATAAAACAGATGGTTATACAGCAGGCTAACCAACAGCGAATAATAACAATTCAAAATAAATGGAATAAAATTGTTGCTCAATTAGGAGAGATATTCCTTCCGATAATAGATAAATTGCTTTCAGCAGTAACTTATGTGATTGACATAGGAACAGGGGTTGCAAGATTTGCCATCAACCTTTATGGAGCATTTTACGCAATTGAAAAAATATTCAAGTATTCTGGAAATATATCTGTAATATTTCACAATCTTGGACTAAAAATAAAGCTCCTGAATTTCATATTTAAGCCGTTAAAAAGTCTTTTTGGATACATTATGGTTGCAACGGATAAGATTTTACCTACGCTTATTAGAATAGTAGGAGTAGGATCGAAATTTCCTAAAATTTTCGGAATAATAGCTCCACTTCTCAAAACATTTGGTAAGTTTACTGGAATCATTAACATATTACTTGCTGTATGGAATGTTGTAAAATCTATATTTCATGGCATAATAGATATAATAGATGGCATAAAAATAATGTTCAACGGAAATGTATGGGGAGGAATATTGAAAGTGTTCCACGGATTGTTCAAGGCGACTATAGGAGCAATTTTGGGAGCTATTGAAGGAGTATTTGGATTTATCATAGATATTCCTATATTGATATTGAAGGGATTGGGAGCTATGGGGGTGGGTTGGGCTAAGGCTGCGGGAGAATGGGCGAATAGCATGTGGACAGCATTGAAGGATTGGTTTGGATTCTCCCCGTCTAAAATTGCGCTGTTAATTCTCAAAGGAATAACATCAATCGGGACAATGATGTTTGATGCTTTGACATATCCATTTCGTCATGCATTTGCATGGATATTGGATAAAATTCCGGGAATGGGAAAATTTGCTGGAAAACTTCGTGAAGGAATGGGCGGGGTTCTTGCTGAACCAGTAGAAAAGAAAGCAACCGCTGCTTATATTCCTGCTGTTACAGTAACTCCCACTGGAACTAGAATTGCTACTCCGGAACCGGCAAAAACCGCTGTTACTGCTGAAACTAAAGCAGAAAGTACTTCAGATAGTAAAACCTTGGGAGAAATTCTAGCGGCACTTACTACATTGAATAAAAACCTGGAAGCTGGAAAGATTGGATTCTATGTAGATGGACAGTTATTAAGTGCAACTTTAGCAAGACAAACTGAATTTCGTAAAGGATATGGAGTGAATAGCATCGCTTAAGATATTTATAAATATGGCAACAGATTTTGAACCAATTCCCTCAGTAGTACTAACTATTCCTCGGAATTATCCAACATTCCCCGTGCCCGGAAAATTGGAGATTTTATGGGATACCAACTATCACAAGTTGTATCATAAACTGTCTCCATATACTTCTGTCGGCCCTGGAGTGCTTTCCTGGGGAAATCAACCATTTTATTACGTCTTTGCCGATCAAAATAATAGTGGGTTGAATGCATTGAAAAAATATGAATCCAGATTATTTCCCGCTGGTTCCGGACCTATTGATGTAATACGTGTGACGAAGTTTCTGGTTTCAGGAGCAGGGGTGACATTTTTGAGCAAGCAATTTTTACTTCAAACCGGAAATGCATATAATGAAACTCGCATTTATAATCCAACGTCACCTATTGTAACCGCTGGTATGCCATTGGTAATGGGAAGTGTTAGACCGATGAGGTTTATTGATTTATATGGGGGCCTTGGTGGCATTGCTCAAAGTTTAATCGGTAGTATTGGATCATTATTTGGAAGTTCTGCTATAAATCCTCCTCCTGGCACAGCCGGGAGAGGAGCTTTGCCAGATGTCAATGTAAGTACTGATGGGAAAGGACTTCTTCGTGCTGGAACTGCGAATAGAGGGCTTTCTAATTTGCAATCAAGATGGGCTTCTTCTCAAGGCGGTGCCAGTAATGGATTTTTTTCGGCGGTCGCTAAGGCAGTCACTTCTTTATTTTCCAATTTTATTCCCGCAAGTCAACTGAATATAACATATAGAAGCGATGAGGGGGCATATGGGTTGATGATTGGAGGAGGGGACTCAAAATTTAAATACACTGGGCAAGACTACAGAGAGTATGGATTCGGACAAATGTGGATTGGAGGAGGAACAATAAGTAGAAAAAAGAATGAGTATCCAGTCAAACCATATCGCTTATTTGTTACATATAACTCTCAGGGAATGCGAACGACAGATATTCATTTAACGACTGGCGGAATTTTTACTTCTATACCAGAAGTAGGTAATGTTGGGTATTCTCCTGTACAAAGTACTGATACGAATAAACCAGGATATCGTTATGAAGATTCTGTTGGGGTAAGTGCAGGAGAAGTAGGCCAAGGATATGATGCATCTGATGTAATGTATCAGTATAAAGACTATGCCGATCCCTCCCAACAGTTTCTTACTAAAAATCCGGATTTCAACAAGGATGATACGGACACACTTAATAATACGTTGAAAGAAGTTATTAAAAAACTAAAGGCTACAAGTGGAGGAATTTACAGTGTAAATATTACAAATGTAGATTCGAAAGTTATAGGAACTGGAAATGCAACTATTCAAGGTTATAATCGTTTATTTGCCACAAAGAATAAAATGGATAATAGATCTGGTCTCAATTATCCTCTCGGTGTTCTTAAAGAATACGATGAGACGGTTGTGGTAGATAATACTCTTACTATTGATCCCGTATTCAATTCAATGAAACTATCAACTGCTGGACATTTTGATGCGCTTAACACATTAAATGTATTAAGTGGAAGCAGAGCCATAGTTAATTCTAAATTGAAAGGTTGGAATGCATGGAACCCGTATTTGGATGATCAGATTGCCCTTTATTTTTATGATGTAGTAAATGATAAATATATTCCGTTTCGTGCCGCAGTCAAAGGTATAGCAGAATCTAGTAATGCGTCGTGGGAAGAATTGCCATTTATAGGTCGTGCAGACAAAATATATTCATATGGAGGATTCAATAGAAGTTTATCTCTAAGTATTCATATCGTAATCAGTAGCATTGCCGAGCTTGCTCCAACATGGCAAAGAATCAATTATTTGGCAACGCTTGTCAAACCATCAAATTATACTACGGCTACTTATCAAGGTGTTATGAATAGGTTTATGATTCCTCCAATGGTAATGTTGACTCTTGGAGATATGTATAATAGTCAGCCGGTGCTTATTCAATCTCTTACTACAACTATTCCGGAGGAAGCAATATGGGAAACCATAAATGAGGATAATTCCGGGCAGTGGGAATATCTTTCTACTTACATAACGGCTCCCGGACTTCTTTATGGACAATTGCCTCGGGAAGTAGAACTTGGACTAGGGCTTATTTTACTTGAAAAGGAACGTGCTATTGTTGGCGGAGCGAACTTCGGAAATGCTCCACGAAATGAAGATTGGTCCGCCCCGAATTACAATGCCATTTCTAATAGAGGAGCAAAACAAAACGAACTTGATCAATCGTTGATTGTAGATATTGTTAATCGTTCTAAACCATCCTCAACTACTACTCTATAAACTATGCTAAGATATAATAACATTCCAATAACAACGAGATATGATGGAAAAAGAGTTTATCTATCCACATTCTATCCTTCGGTTTCTCCGTCCTCCACAGATCTTTTAATAGTATCCCAAGAGGGAAATTGCTTGGATACCTTGGCATACAAGTATTATGGAGATCCTACTTTATATTGGATTATAGCCAATGTTAATAATATAGGAAGGGGAAGAATGAGTATTCAATCTGGACTAATATTGAGAATTCCAACAGATATTAATTCTGTCATAGATAAGTTTAATACCGCAAATTCGTAAAGTTATGGCAGGCATAGCACCAGTGATCCCGTGGGAACCATGTAATATCCCAAGCGCAATTCAAGATGAACTTAACCGCCGTAAGGTTAATAGAAGTTTCGTATACATAGATGCTAATAAGGGCGGTTGGAGCGAAACGGGGGAAAATGCTGGAGATTGGAGAAAATATCGTGGCCCAACAAGTCCTTGGGTGAGATTTTGCTCAAATGGAATGGGACGGGAATTTGAAACAAATGCTGATGGAAGTTTCAGATTGAAGAATGGAAAACGCATTCCACTCAGTAAAATAAAACCCGGATTTGTTTTATTCGGAGGGAAAACATTCTACAGTGGATATGGTTTTAACAATGTTAATTCAAGTCCTGATAGTATCATAGGATATTTGCCAGACGGAATCCATACTCACACTATTTCAAATGATCTTCAAACCAGTAATTATCCGATTCACGTTCCTCCTCCTGAGATTGAAAAAATAAATGTAATCATTCAAAAGGAGTTATATCGTAAAGCCACGGTGGATTGGATTTGTTTTTCCAAGGCACAATTGGAATATATGACTCCATATTTTCTTGTTCCCGGAATTTCTTGTATTTTGGAATGGGGATGGAACAACTTTGATTCAAATGCTCTGCTTAATTTGGATAATCCAGATGAACTAAAGGTATATAATAACAATCCTTATCCCTTGTATAATGATCATATTATCAAGGCAAAGGGAAATTATGATGTTATTTTTGGAAGAGTGACAAATTTTGAATGGGCTATCGAAGGAACTAGGATTAGATGCAAAACTGAGATTACATCTCAAGACCGTATTTATTCTGGTGTAGTGGTAGATTCTACGTCTGTTACTTTGATTGATGATGCTAAAAAGGAAGAAGTAGGAATCAAGCCCGAAAATAATTTACAACAGTTTATTGAGAAGTATCTGCCTTCATTTAAAACCGTTGGAACTAAGAGTGGTTCTGATATATTCACTATACACGAAATATACGATGTTCTTAAATATATAAGTGCCAATCATCCGAATAACTGGAGAGAGTATGCATATGGAGTGTTTTATGGACGTGATAAGCAAGATATAAAACATGTAGCGGCAGATACAGATCGAAATCTTAAAGAGGACTTCGATCATGATGGAGATATGAAGGAACTTTGGATAAATTTTGGATTGGTGGTTGAAATCGTAAACTATCATGTCTCAAAAATGAAAAGTTTCAAAAAAGCAGAAATATTTCGCATAGACATTGATGATGTTGTTATTACTGGTCATCCAAATTTAATTTCTGGTGATGGTAAAGTATTGCTTATTCCAAATGCCGAAGCCCCGAAATATTTCAAGGGAAGGTTTAGTAAATTCGATCCAACCGCTAAAGGAAACATAGATTATAAGGTGATGAGCACTGCTACAAATCCTCTCATATCTCTTACTAACCGAGACGATGCCAAAGCAAGTAAAACTATTGCCGATTATAGATTGGCTGTGGTGTGTGGGCAGGGTCTTAATGCTTATCGTGATGATTTGAATATTCTTATAAATCGAATCCGCATCGAAAAATGTGGGTCTAATAGTTCTACAAGTTTATCGTATCCGTTTGAGTTTCCGTTTCTTTTTGATAGAAATCCGGAGATAGAAGGATCGAATGGAAAAAAATATCCCGCAAGATACTCTGGATACCTTAAAAATCTATACGTCAATATTGGTTTTCTACAGGAGACAGTAAAAGATTCTAAAACTTACATTCAGTTTATTGAAAAAATTTTGAATGGAATCAGTAGTGCGGCGGGAGGATTTTGGGATTTTCGTATAGTCGGAGGAACTGGAAAAGCAGGGCAGTCAAAAAATAAACCAGCAACTCTCAAGATTGTAGATTACAAATTTGTAAATACATTAAATTCTGGTGCCCCATTCACATTCGACTACTTTGATGCAGATAGCTTGTTGCTCGGGCTTAATTTCAAACCTACGTTGAGCAATGCCCAGGCAATTCGTACAATATATGCCCAGACTAACAACCCAGATTCAAAAACAGTTATTACTAATGGAGATAATGAACTTTTGGATTATCATTTTAGAGATCGTTTAATTAAAGATGATAATATAAAAGAAAATGAAAATTCTCCGTCTCCAAAAGCTCCAAATAACGAATTTCTTGAAACTATGCGTGAATTACAGCAACTTTCTGGTACGGACGCTATGTATCAGATGACAAATAGGTTTGAAGGTAAAATTATTATTCGGCGTTTGGTACTTCCTGCATCCAATGTCTTAAGTCTTTTGCTTGATGATGGAGATGAAGAAAACAATCCAAAATATAGCGGGATTATGCCTGGTATTCAAGCAACTTTTACTATTCAGGGTATTGGTGGGTTAAGAACATTTATGATGTTTCTTGTTCGTAATTTGCCGGAGCCATATTCTGAGAAAAACATCGTATTCCGTATCGTAGATGTTCAAGAGGCCATTGAATCTGGAAAATGGATTACAACCATCACAGCGGGTCTTGTTCCTCTTCGAGGATATATTAAAGAGCGACTAGGTATTCCCAACATTTAAAACAAATTGACTTCTGATCTAAATGCTGGTATTGTGATCGGCTGATGATTGAGACAGAATCAGACTTAAACCGATTCAAGCTGGAAAATCTTGAATGTGAATGGATTGTACATATAATTCCTGTTGAGGAAGGTGTACATCCTGTGATCAATAAACCGTGCATTCTTTTTATCCGAAATACTTCTACTGGAAAAACTTACTACTATTCATTTAATCATCCCGATTCTATTTCTCAGGTGACAGATTCTTATTTTATTAAAGAATGTCTCCTGAATATGGATGATGTGAAGTGGGTGCTTGATATGAAGTCATTTTCTCAGATACTCCGCCTTTCAAACATGTTCGATATTAATCTCTGTAATTTTTTTAAGCACGGTGAAACTATAGATTTTATGGAGTTTGAAACGCCTGCTCATAATCTTGTTCGTAGAAATTGTGGTAGTATCAAACAAATCAATAAAGCAATTTCTTTGATGAAACATAAAGAAGCTTTTGATGATATGTGTGAATATGTTGAAAAGTTGATTGAAGGATTCCCGGCAAATGACTCATTTATAAAGGTTAATGATATTATCATTGGAACTCTTAGGGATATTGAATCAAATGGTATCCATGTTGATCGAAAGAAATTCATTCAATATTTTAAGGTTGACCCCGGTCCTTCTGAAATGGTTTATAGTCAGTACAATATCTATACAGCTACAGGAAGGCCAAGTAATCACTTTGGCGGGGTGAATTATGCTGCACTGAATCATACTGATGGTTCCCGTTCCGCCTTTGTTTCAAGATATGGCAAAGATGGTAGAATGGTCGTGGTAGATTATACGACATTTCATCCTCGTATTGTTTCTAAACTGACAAACTATGATATTCCCATAGAAATTGATATTTACGAGTATCTCGCCAAGTTATATTTTCAGAAAAAAGAAGTTGATGAGACGGATATAAAAAACGCCAAACAACTCACGTTCAGGCAATTCTATGGCGGTGTTGAAAAAGAATATGAACACATTAAATATCTTGCCAACCTGAAATCTTATATTGATAAACAATGGAAATTTTTCCAAGAAAAAGGGTATGTCTTGACTCCATTTTTCAAGAGGGCAATTTCTCATATTCCCGACCCCAATCCTCCCAAAGTGTTTAATTATATCCTTCAAGCTGCCGAAGGTGAAATTGCTATACCAAGAATTCAAACAGTATTGAGATATTTGGAAGGTAAGAAAACCAAGATAATACTTTATACTTATGATGCAGTACTGCTTGATTTTCACAGGGATGATGGATTTCCGGTTTTGAATACAATTCGTCAAATAATGAGTTTCAATAATGTCTTTCCAGTGAAAACTTACCTTGGGAATTCATATCACGATGTAAAACTTATCGATATCTAAAATATTGTGTTTTGATTATCCTTTAGATATTTATAATCCAAAGGATATGAGTAACGTTGTTGACCGAGTATTTGCCGAAGTCTGCCTAGACGAAAGAGTTTCAGACGGCATATTCCAAATGGAAAATGAAGAGCATATGAATGCTCTTCGTGACTATTTTGTTAAAAAAGGCATTCCTCAGGAAGCCGCCATCCAGGTGACTAATCGCATGGTTGAAGGCAAGTATCCAGAACGACAAGCTTATCGAACGGAAGATGGTATTTTAGTAACATGGCCTTCTCCACAACATAAGAAAAGGGCTATGGCTGAACATCCAGGTAAGTATGTTGAAGAAAACCCATTCCCCAAAAGACCATCGGAAAAAGAGCCTGAGAAAAGGGAACCTATCAGACGTGAACCGCCTCCTAAAGAAGAACCGAAAGATAAAGATAAAGATGAGGATGATAAATCTTTGCCAAGATCTGGTGGTAGCGTATTTGGTGGTGAAAAAATAACTCAAGGTGATAAAAAACTGGAAATAGAACCGCCTCGGGGCGAGGAAAAGCCAGAACCACCAGCCTCGGCTCCTCCAGTACCCACTATTGCACCAAGAACTCCAGAAAGAATTGCGGCAGAAAAAGAGGTTGTAAAGCAAATTCTCGGTACTGATAACAACGCACTCGCAAATATTACTGGCCCGCTGAAAGAAGAAAATAAAGAATTACTGCGTTATCAATTAAACGAATTATATAAAAAAGCGGACGCATTGGGGTTTAAGGAAGCTGTCACATTTTTGACTCCTTATGTAAAGCCTTAAAATTTGTTATACCATTTTGTTTCAAACTTATGCAAGACCTAGACAACCGCCAATTGCTGTGTACTTTCTCAAACAATAAAGATTTTCAAACAATCGCCGAGGAAATCAAAAAGTTTTATGAAGTATACAGCAATCGAATTTTCGCATTTTCCAATATTAAGAACCCCAGAGAAGTTTATTTGACTTATAATGTTCTTAATATGAAAAAAGATACCCCCAAGTTTTCAAATACCATTCTTATTCATCGTAAAAAACAAACCAATACGCTTTATACTTTAAATGCAATGAATCGTCTTATCGAAGAAGAAAATGGAAAAGCAGACAATACTTACATTGTGAATTGGTCACTCTATTCCAACTCTTTAATCATCACGGGGGGCGTTTCAATTCGCATAATTCCTCTGAAAATTTTAAGTATTTTGGACTGAAAACAAAAAGTAATAAAAAAAATATTTTTTGTTTTTTTCGTTACTATGTATAGTGGAAGAAAGATTATATATTATGAAAAAAGCAAAAAATGAAAAGCGGGTCATCAATATTCCCAAGGGACAATTTGATGAAATTAAGGATTACTGTGATAGAAATTCTTTGGACATGGTAAAGTGGATAGTAAAAAATTCTTTGGAAAAAACAACTAAAAAAATTCCAGAGGGTATGCTTACTGTCAAGGAATTGGAAATTATAAGAAAAACTGCTACCTTTAGTTGTCCCGATAACTGGTTGGAAATGGTATTGAAGGAGATAGGCAGCAGATTAGTAGATAGTGTCTCGGCAAATTCAAATCAAAGAGAAATTAACTGGGGGCCAGTTATAGACGTTGTAAATACATATGGAAGATGGGTACAATTGATTTTAACAGAAGAACAAGTAAAAACTGTTGCGAGAGAGTTGAAATCCCGTGGATTTAATTTATCTGTAAATCCAGACGGATATACAGTTCCGCATAAGTATAAAATAGTTTGGTAAAAAAATTCTTAAAGGTCGACTTAAAATAACACTTTTTTTATCTAAAATAAGTTGCAGAGTGACTTTTTGTAGTGTAGAATGCTATTTATTGAGGTAATAAAGTTCAAGACTTGATCCACCGATTAACGATTGAATTGATTACCTAGTTAACACTTAACCAATTAAATAATATGGCAATAAATGTACAAAAACTCGCCGCCCGACTTAAGGAATTTGAGGATGGGCAGAAAGCTTCCGAATTCGCAAAACTTCTATGGAAACCCAAAGAAGGTATGCAAACAGTCAGGATTGTTCCTTACAAATTCAATCCGGATTCACCTTTTGTAGAACTTAAATTTTATTACAATTTAGGTGGAAAACATTATCTCGCTCCATGTACCTTTGGCAAGCCAGATCCAATCCTTGAAGTGATTGAAACGTTGCGTGCCAGTGGCAGCAACGAGGAAAAAGAAATCGCCGCAAAGTTGGCTCCAACTTCTCGCACCTACGCACCAGTCATTGTTCGTAAGGAAGAAGAACTAGGGGTAAGATTTTGGGGCTTTGGTATTCAAGTTTATAAGCAGCTATTAAAGCTGATTACAAATCCCAAATATGGTGATATTACTTCTTGGACAGAAGGAAGAGACATTGATGTAGAGTTTCACAAAGTAAGCAATAAAAAGAATGTGAAAACTGGTCAATCTTTCCCTGAAACTACCATCATCTGTGATCCTAATATCACTCCTGTAGTCGATCCAACCCGTCATGACTTAATAGAAAAATTGAAGGATCAAACCGATATCCTCAAGATTTTCCCATTGAAGTCTTATGATGAACTCAAGGAAGCCGTTGATAAATGGCTTCATCCAGAAGAGACCGCCGAAGAGGTCGAAACAGCCGCCGAATCTGTTGCTTCCGCAGCCGTGTCTGTAACAGAAACACCCGCTGCTGCAACTCTGCCCACAACGACATCGGCCACAGTACCAGCAGGAGAAGCTCTTGCCAATGAATTTGACAAATTCTTTGAAACTACTAAACAATAAACTGATAGCGGATAGTTAAAATAACTTGAGGATGGTAGTGTTTTATATTATCATCCTCAAGTTACATAATTCAGCGGGAAGGATAATTCTATGGCCCCAGCAAAAAAGGTGTCAAGCAAGCATGTTGAGTCAGATGCTAATGTCGAACGTGATGAATTAGCTCTATTTTTACAGAAAGAACTTAACAAATCTAATAAAGATGGAAGCAAAGTTTCGTATTTTCTGGATGAAAATGATAATCCATCACAAATTACAGAATGGGTATCAACTGGATCAACACTATTAGATTTGGCGGTTTCTAATATACCCCACGGAGGGTTGCCTGTCGGTCGAATGGTTGAATTAAGTGGCTTGGAGAGCACGGGTAAATCACTCATTTGTGCCCAAATTATTGCGGAGACGCAGCGTCAAGGCGGTCTATCAGTTTTCTTCGACTCAGAGTTTTCGGTGGATAAAAATTTTTGGGTCGCTCTCGGTATTAATGTCAAAAATGTTAATTATGTTCCATTTACTACTCTCGAAGAGTTTTTTAATAAATTTGAATTATGTATTGGAGCATTTCGCAAAAAATGTCCTGATAGACTTCTTACAATTTTAGTTGATTCGGTGACTCAAGCATCCGTTGAAAAAGAAATGGAAAGTGAACACGGAATTGATGGATATAATACTGGCAGAGCGATTGTTATTAGTAAGGCCATGCGTAAATGCACTGGTCTGATTGCCCGACAAAGAATTCTTCCAGTATTTACAAATCAAGTCCGTTATAATATGAATGCTGGCCCATTTGGTGATAAATGGATTGTTCCTGGCGGTAAAGCTTTGCCGTTCGCTTGTTCAATTCGTATTCGTTTTGCCAATCTTGGAAAACTTACTAAGAATGATGAAGTTATTGGAATGAAGTGCCAAGCCCAAGTCATCAAAAATCGTTGCGGCCCGTGTTATAGAACAGCGGCATTTGAAGTTCATTATGATAGCGGTATTCAAGATCTTACAAGTTGGCTTCAATTCATGAAGAAATATGGCATTATCACGGGTGATGGTCATGGTTATGAATATAAACTCCCCTCAGGAGAAAAACTTGAATTCAACACTCCAAAGTTTGTTGAACTTATGAATACAGATGCGGCTTTGAAGGAAGAAATCTATATGGCTATTTGCGATAAATATATTATGCAATATCGTAACCCAAATAGTAAAATTGTTGAGGATGTTGTAGAAACAAACACGGAAAACGATGACATTACAAAAAATGCAGTAAAAGAGGAATAAAATTATGAAAAGAGTTTACAAACCAAAAGTTTGTATAGACAATGATTACGTTTCATTACCTATTGTAAATACTGATAATGCTACAATAAAACTTTGGAATGTTGAAAAAGATAATTTTGTTACTATCACATTCGAAGTCGTTGAAGCACTGTATAAATTAATTCAGAAAAAGAAAGATAAATTGTGAAAAAAGTAAATTTAACACAAATAATTGATGCTCAAATATGGGCCAAAGAATGGCTTAAAATAATCAAAAAGCATCCAAATATTCCGACAGACGAAGGTACAATGATTAGTTGGTTTGCCAACGCAATCATGGCGGGGTATGATGAAGCAAATAAAAGATGCAAATGTGATCCATATGCAAAAGAATGTTGTGATATTTGTACAGGATATACTAACGCAAAAGTACATGGGAAACTAAAAGATAAAGTTGGAGCATGAATCTAACGCCTAAAGAAAAATCTAAACTTGTCAATATTTTCAAGAACCGTGAATCCCAGATCCAGGAGATTCATGATAATTGGAAAAGAACTACCGACTCTGACGTTCTCTTAGTTGATGGTACTAATACTTTTATTCGTTGCTGGTCGGCAAATCCGGCAATGGACGAAAATGGAAATCATACGGGTGGTATTGTGGGATTTTTGAAGTCAATTGGTTATGCTATCAAACTTCTTGCATCTACACGATGTATTATTGTGTTTGATGGGGTTGGCGGGTCTTTCAAAAGGAGACAACTTTTTCCAGAATATAAAGAACACCGCAAAGGACGCATTAGACTCAACCGTTCTTATGAAGAAATGTCTGATGCACCTACAGAAGAAGAAAGTTGCCGAAAGCAATACCAACGAATGGTCAATTATCTGCAAATTTTACCAGTAAATCTTCTTTCCATCGATCATGTTGAGGCAGACGATGTTATAGCTTTTCTTGCTACAGAATATTTTAGGGCGTCAAGAAAAGTATATATTATGTCGTCTGATAAGGATTTTCTCCAATTATGTACAGGTAATATCAATGTTTACTCACCTACTAAAAAACGTATTTATGGCACCCCTCAAATTCTTGAAGATTACCAAATTCACCCCAATAATTTTGTCTTATACCGTGCTTTAGATGGCGATGCTTCTGATAACGTTAATGGTATCGAAGGCGCAGGTCCAAAGACTATCGTAAAACATTTCCCGTGGCTCAATGAAGATGTCAAACATACTATTGATGAAGTAATTTCTCATGCAATTAATTTGAGAAACAAGTATAAAGTCTGCGAAAATATTGCCGAAGGCCGTCTAATTTTGGAAAGAAATATGGCACTTATGCAGTTGAGAGAAACCGCCCTTACGACCGCTGCACAACTTCATTGTATTGGGTGTCTGGATACCAAGAAAATACCCAAACTTGATAGGAATGCGTTTTACAAACTGGTTCGGGATGATTTATTGGAAAATGTTCTTCCCAATCATGTGACTTGGGTAAGTGAAGTTTTTGATCCATTAGATAGAGTAACCAGAAGTGAATAAAATGAACTCAAAAAATCGAAGAATAGAAAATAGATTGAAGAGACATATTGATAAATGACGATTGGAAGAAGAATATGAGAGGATTATTGAAAGAAACAGAAATAAGGACATGCTCTCACAACGAGAGGAGAGGATGCGTCGTTTCATACGAGACGATTTATGAGAAAAAGTTGGAAGTAGATAGTAAGATCCTGTTACCAACAGTAGTTGGTCGTTTTGTTTTTACGGTAATAAAAATAGAAGGCGACATGGCAACACTTGAATCTGGTTCTGAAATGGCCCGAATGGAGAGGATCGGGAAGAACCGATGGAGGTACAACAATATCACTATGAATAAAAATATGAAAGTTAGAGTAACCGTAGTAGATGAACTACCACCAAAACCGGCGACGAATATAGGGTTTTCAAAGACGTATAAATAAAGAATTATATTATGAAAATTAGATCATATTTGATAAATGAAAATAAGTTTGGGAAGAGTGTTGTTGGTTCAGCATTTTGGGATGCCCGATGGTTTTTATATTTTGGATATAAAAGAACTCTCAATGTGGAGTGGCAACTATTTCATCGAGCCAGAAGTCATTTTTCATGTACAACAGAACTGGGACATGGAGATGGAGATGATGGATTGATGTTGCATATGGCAATCCCGTGGATTTTTTCAGTATTCATATCTTTTGACGGAATATTTGGAACGCTATTTCATCATCCAAATGAGCCTCGGGAGGTCGGCATTTCTATATTTGATGGGGCAATATGGTTTTATCCATTTTCCAAAGTCAATTCGTGGAATAGTAAAGATCCGTGGTATTCTCAATCTCATTGTTTTCGCCTAATAGAGTTTTTGTTTGGTAGATGGAAATATACAGAAGAAAATGTCGATCCTTGGAAACCCATCGTAGTTGCTATGCCCGAAGGGAAATATAAAGGAAAGTTACGATTATATGATGGAGTATGGAAAAATCGTATTAGAACAAAACGCATTCGCCGTGGAGAAATAGAAATGGAAGAAGGTATTCCGGTTCCTGGAAAAGGAGAAAATTCATGGGATTGTGGCGAAGATGCCTTCCACGGAACAACTTGTCCTGCCATTACTCCAGAAGAAGCGATCTGCTCTTTAATCGAAGGTGTTATGCGTGACAGAAGAAAATATGGAAATTACAATAGCATGTTTGATTATGTTCCAGAGCAAAAGCATGTTAGATATAAGGAAATTCCTAATGGCAAAAATTATAAAGCATCTGTAGAAAGTAGTTAAAAGTGGATATTTTATGACTACTATTGATATAAGACATGGAGATTTCTTGGTGAGAGAAAAAGATATACTTGATAATTCGATAGACCTTATTGTAACAAGTCCTCCTTATAATGCGAAACAATTTTATACAAACTATAATGATAACCAGGAATTCACAATGTATTATGCTTGGTTAAAGGCGGTATGCAAGGGAATGTATAGAATAATCAAACCAAATTCAAGTATTTTCATAAATATCTGTGACATAGGAATATCTAATGGTGAAGCAAGCGGAATTCATAAGATTGGCAACCGAGGAAATTTTTATGTGGAGCCGACACATATTGTGATTATTGGAGAGATGATATCGCTCGGTGCTCAATATTTACATCCGATTTTTTGGAAGAAACCGAGCAATCATAATAGTCAGTTTGGAGCAAATGCTCGTTTTTGTGGAACATATCCATATCCTAAAAATTGCCATGTTCCATCAGAAATAGAATACATTCTTCATTTTAGGAAAAATGGCATTTACAAAAAAGTGGATAGAGATAAGAAATTGAAGTCTAAAGTTTCAAAAGAGAGATGGTTACAATTATCATCTCAAGTGTGGGAATTCAATGGGGTTCAGAGAAAAGATCACCCGGCACCATTTCCATTAGAACTTCCTCTTCGATGTATTGAGGGATGGTCTTTTATAGAAGATTTGGTGCTTGATCCATTTGTGGGAATAGGAACTACAGCATTGGCTTGCAAGAAACTTAACAGAAACTTTATCGGATTTGACATCTCTGATGAGTACTGTCGTATCGCTCGGCAAAGTATAGAATAAATTAGCTATCAAATAGTAAAGTTCCTTGCCAGAATTTATGATGCTACCGGCAAGGAACTTTCTGTAATTTCTAAGAAATACTAACTTTTCCACCCTCTTGGGGGAATTGCGTATTTGCTATCTTTGAATGGTTCGGGAAAACTGACTTGTTTTTCATTTCCCATTGGAACACCCATTTCAATCAAAGATTGTCGACTGGCATAATAGATATTTGTAGTAAATGTAAGTATGCCTTTTTCGAATTCAACTTCAATAACTCTACTCTCCTTTGCTTCACCAAAGCGGGTTCCCATGTCGAATCCCCCGGGTTCAACAGTGGAGCAGAAGTTAACGGTAACAGGAGTTGCCGAAGTCTGTTCGATGCATCCAAGGGTTTGACTACTATTGAGGGATTGACCTTTAACAGCACTAGTTCCGGTAGAGGACAATTTATTGAAACTTGTTGCATTACGAGAACGAAGAGGAGCACTTACGCCCCCTCTTGCTCCGATTTTGCTAGAATGATAATTATTTGTTCTACTATCGGCAAGAGAATTCATTGTGTATGTATCGGAACTTCCCATTCCAGCGGTTCCACTATAAGTATTACTACACCAAATAGTCGGAGGAGGAGTGTATGAAGTAGTCCAAGGAGACTTCCAGGGCCAATATGGACGATCCCACCAATAATCCCAATCATTGTAACGATTGTGGTGATGATGATGTTCTTCTCTAATTATAATCGGTTGTGGTTTTTCCTTTTCTTGAAAAATACGAACGCCGATTACCCCGACATTTCTCTCAGAGCCATCCTCTTTGGAGGCGGCATAAGAGCGATTTTTGTAATCAAAAACGAATTTAGCAACAGTTTCATTGGAAACACGAAACCCATCGAGCTTCAACGAACCATATCCGTTTATGACGTACCCATTTCCGTTTTCTGTTGCTGCTTTTCCGTTGAGGGCATCCAATCCATCAACAGATGTAACGGCAAGAATACGTTGCCAGGTGTTGTTTTTGATTTCGATACTGTACTCAGAGCCATGTTTGGCTTCTACGAACAGTTGACCATTGTGATTATATTGACGGCAACGATTGCCGTTGACAAGTATATTAACTTCGTAAGACATACGATTTTCCTTTCTTTAGTTGAGGTTCTAAAGCTTTGGCCGCTCATACTGCGGATTTCAGCTTTGTTACGCCAATATATAACAGACCACAACGAAAATGTCAAGCTTTTTCCGGATAAAAATAACCAATCTTGAAAGTTACGATTTATTATAAGTTTACATTGGGATGATAGTCGGGTAGAATGCAAGACACAATAAAAGAAGTATGGCATTGTTCAATAATAAATTTGCGTCTATTAGACAAGATTGGAATACGCCAAGACCGTTGTTTGACAAATTGAATAAGGAATTTAACTTTGAATGGGATCTGGCGGCAACCAAAGAAAATGCTTTATGCAACAAATTCTATTCTAAAGAAAATGATGGACTGAAACAGAAATGGAGTGGAAATTGCTGGTGCAATCCTCCATATGGAGATAGAAATAGTAAAATGGTAGATTGGATTAAGAAATCTTACAATGATACACAATCCAATCTCAATTTAACAGTTGTTATGTTAATTCCCAATAGATCTAATACTAATTGGTTTGTTAATTATATTGCTAAATCGCATGAAGTTAGATTTATTACCGGGAGGCCCAGATTTGGAAATACCATACATGGTTTACCACAACCTCTTTTAATTGTGATTTTTAAGAAATCCGAAACGCCTACAAAATGGTGTTGTTGGAAATATGAGGAAAAAATATAAATTTTCTTGGAGTTTTTTGCTTGGAGTAATATATTTATAGAAAGGAGTATATTATGGGGCGAAAATTAAAATACAAAACAAATGATGAACAACTTGAAGCACAACGAAGATGGAGACGAGAATGGTATTACCGAAATAAATTCCAAGTCAATAAAGAGCGAATGCGAAAATACTATGTTGATAAAAATATGGACAAGAAATTGCCCTGAATGTGGAAAAGAAATATTTCATTCTAGAAGAGACCATCGGAATTATTTTCAGAAAATAAATGCTAGATGTAAATCTTGTTCTAAAAAGTCAGAAAATAATCCCCAATATGGAAAACTGTTGACTGATGTATGTCGTAAGAAAATAAGTAATAGGTTAAAGGGGAAAGTCCCACGAAATATTGAACTTATACTGTGGAGAAATCATCATAAAATTTTTACCAATGACACTCGGTATAAAATGAGACTGTCTCGTATAAAATATTTACAGTCATGTTTAGGTCAAATTTTTCCAACATATAACAAAGTTGCTTGTAATTATTTTTCTCTACTCGATAAACAGCGGGGATGGAATGGACAGTATGCTACGAACGGTGGTGAGTATTTTATAAGAGACCTTGGATATTGGGTAGATTATTATGAACCAATGTTAAATATAGTAATTGAATATGATGAACCTAAACATTATAGGAATGGGAAGTTATTAGAACGGGATATTCGCCGAATGAAAGAAATACAGAATTTTCTAAAATGTGATTTTTATAGATATAAAGAAGAAACGAAAGAATTGAAAAAATATGAATGAAAATGAAACTAATACCTTTGTAAAATTTGGAAAAATTTTCCAGAATAAATGCCTTGCTGCGTTGATATCTGACCGTGCGTTTTTAGAAAGAATACTGGATATTTTATCACCAGATTTTTTTGAGACGGACGCTCAACGTTGGCTTGTCAAATTCATTATGGATTATTTCCCGAAATATCGTGAAATACCCACAGCAGAAGTATTTGCCATCGAAATTCAAAGATTACCCGATACGGATGGTATAATGAGAGAGGCAATGAAAGAGCAAGTTAAATCAGCATATCGTCAAATGGCTGCGGCAGATATTGTATATGTCAAAGAAGAGTTTCTTGAATTCTGCAAGAATCAAAAATTGAAATCGGCGCTTTACGAAGCAACCCGGTTACTTAAAATAGCCGATTATGCTGGCATTTGGAATATTATCAATGAAGCCAGCAAAGCTGGTATGGAAAGAAACATTGGCCACGAGTATTTGAAAGAAACTGATGGTCGTTTAAGTGAAGAAGCAAGAGAAGTCATCAAAACGAATTGGGATACTATTGATATTCATCTTGACGGCGGGTTGGGTAAAGGTGAACTTGGATTTGTTGTAGCACCAGCGGGAAGCGGAAAGACGTGGTTTCTTACTCATATAGGAGCGGAAGCAATGCGTCAGGGCAAAACTGTTCTACATTTTACAATGGAACTTAATGAGAAGTATGTTGGACGCAGGTATGATGCATACTTTTCGGGCTATGCTTTTCAGGAAGTTCGGAATCATCCGGATAAAGTCAAAGAGACATTGAAAGATATCACGGGAAAACTGTTCATTAAATACTTCCCGATGAATACCGCCACGGCATTGACTTTGAAGATGCATGTGGAACGTCTCCAACTTATAACAGGAGTCAAGATTGATCTGGTCATTGTGGATTATGCAGATTTGCTTCGTCCTTCGGTGATTTACAAGCACCCAAGTCTATATGAAGAGGGTGGCAGTATTTATGGCGAGCTTCGAGGAGTTGCTGGCGAGTTACAACTTCCTGTCTGGTCTGCATCACAGGCGAATCGAGGAGCACACGAAGAGGAATTGGTCAGCGCACTCAATGTTGCTGATAGTTACAAGAAAATCATGATTGGTGATTTCATTATGTCTCTGGGACGAACGACTGAACATAAACTTGCTGGAACCGGAACTGTTGCTATAATTAAAAGTCGATTTGGTTCTGATGGTCCGGTATATGCTTGTTCGTTCGATGCTTCTATGGGAGCCATTAAAATTTACGATACGAAGTCGGTAGAAGGAATGGAAATTTTAAATAGGACGAAGAGTGCCCAAGAAAGCATTAAAGATATTCTTCGTAAACGTTGGAAAGAAACGCATGATAATAACAACGGTACGTCGGACTAAATATCATTCCAAATTTTCATAATGCAATTGGAAAGAAAATATTTTGGTTGCGTTACGAATTAGAAATATCTACTTATACTTTGCTAACCAAAAAAGAATTTCAATAGAGTCAATATGGATACACCTATTATTAAGTTTGAAGATGTAAAAAAGTTATCTACAGAAGAATATTTTCAGAATAATCAATTTAGTATAGATGCATTCAAAGAGAAATATGCTCTAGTGCCGGACGAGACATACGTATATGCGGTAAAACGTGTTTGTGATTTCGTTGCTTCGGTTGAAAGGACAGAAGAATTAAGACAGTGTTGGAGTGCCCGTTGGTTTGATGAGATTTACAAAGATTGGTGGCACCCCGCCGGTTCTATTATGCAAGGTGCGGGGTCGGGAAGAAAGATTTCGCTTGCTAACTGCACAACTATATCTCTTGGAGTAAAACGAGACGATGAAGAATGGGATAGTCTCGAAGCAATCATTAAAAATGCCGCTTACACGATTGCAAAATGTGCTGCCTATCGTCAAGGCTTAGGCATAGATTTCTCTTGTCTCAGGCCAAATGGTACAAAAGTATTAAACTCTGCGAATCAATCTACAGGAGCCGTACACTGGATGGAGTTTGAGGATAAGATCGGTTATTTTGTAGGGCAAAAGGGGCGGATTCCCGCTATGTTATTTAGTATTTCCTGTGATCACCCCGATGTCGAGGAATTTATTCAAATCAAAAGTGATTATACTAAGATTCAAAATGCTAATATCAGCGTACAATGTACTGAAAAGTTCTATAAAGCAGTAGATAATGATGAAGATTGGGAATTGAAATTTGAAATTCCTGCTGTAAAACGTGGAGATAAAGTGTATATTGATGTTCATAGTATTGATATGAATAGTACTCGTGAAAAGGACACTGGCCGCTTTTATAAAATCGTCACACATGATCGCAAGCGTGAGGTATTCACAAAAACAGTTAAAGCTCGCAAATTGATGGAGCTAATTGCCAAAAATATGCACGCTAATGCAGAACCTGGTATTCAAAATATTGACATTGCTCGAAAATACAGCAATAGTGATGCTCTCTACGATCCCACCAACGAATATGATTCTCGTATTCTATCTACAAATGCCTGTTCAGAACAATATCTATCCCGAGAATCTTTGTGTGTTTTAGCATCAATTAACTGTGGGAAATTTTCCACAAAACGAGAGATTTACATGGGGCAATTGGAAAAGATTTCCAAATCAATCAACCGATTTTTAGATAATGTTAATGAATGTGAATTAGTTCACCAAACTTATGCCACTCCCCATCAAGAATTGGCAATTCGCAAACTTCGTCGAAACGGCTCTGGCATAACTAATATCGCCGCATGGTTATTCAAACGAGGAGTCATTTATGGAACCGAAGAAGGCAATAATGCTGTTGAAGAATTCATGAAATGGTATAACTATTGGTTGTACGTTTCAACAGAGGAACTCGGAAAAGAAAAGGGAAATTTTGGGTTATTTAACAAAGATAAGTGGCAAAATGCTCCTTTCATTGTTCGGATGATGAAAGAATCGGAGAAACTCAACGCCGAGTTTAAGACGCCTCTTATCAAAGGAACTCATGCTCGCAATGTTACAGTAAGTTCTATTGCTCCTACGGGCACCCTGTCTCTAATGTTCCGTGACTTTGTACTAAGTTATGGAATAGAACCTGCCTTTTTTATGTATTTCTGGAAAAGGACTCGTATGAATGGAAATTACGAGTACTATTTCTGTGTTCCACGAGTAGTACGTGATATGTTTGTAGAGGCGGGGTGCTCTATACCTATGGAATCTGATTGTATCAAGGATGATTGGAATGGTTCCAAGGGAAAGGCGATTGCGGCATTTGTTGAAGAACATAGACATAAGTTCAAGTTCAAGGAATCTATTGAAATTGATCCTATGAATAAACTTGAACTTATGTCTCGGGTGATGAAATGGGTAGATAGTTCGATTTCGGTTACTTATATGCTTCCTATTGGTTCTACATGGAAAGATGTTTATAACTTCATTCTCGAAGCTCATAAAAAAGAAGTCAAAAGTATTGCCGCTTTTCCTGACAAAAAAATGTATGGTATTGTGTCAAGTTTTCCATTTAGAGATTTGGCATTTAAACTCAAAGATGAGGGGGTTATCATGCACCATCAAAATTTTTCAGATGAAGAATTGAAAGAGTTGAATCTTTCTCGTGAGACTATTCAATCAGGAGCTATGACTCGCCCAAAGCGTCTCCAGACATTAGATGCCGATATTTATATGGTAAGTGTTAAGGGAGGAAAATATTGTGTGGTGGTAGGACTCCAGAATGATCAACCTTATGAAATTTTTGGCGGGCATCTTAACGGTCTGGGGTTGAAATCAAACTATAAAAAAGGAAAAATTACTAAAGTTAAGCGAGGTCAATACGCCCTTGAGTTTGACGATATTTTCATTGAGGATTTTTCGAAACAATTCACTCCTACAGAACAAATATTATTTAGGATGGCATCACTTCAAATGAGACATGGTATTCCTATTCGTTTCATTGTTGAACAATTACAAAAAGCGACCGATGATATGACAAGTATGGCATCTGCCGCAGCAAGGGTTCTCAAGAAGTATATTGAAGATGGAGAAACAGTAAGTGGTCAAAAGTGTCCATCATGTAATTCAGATGAATTAACTTATATAGATGGATGTGTTTCTTGCTCCTGTGGATGGTCAAAATGCAATTAGATCGGGGTTTGGAAATAAATAACTATATTTATAGGCATGATTAAATCTCTGCTTCTATTTCACATCGACAAACCTATATTTGGCAACGGAACGTTTTTTGGATCTTATGGTGTAATAGCCGCCAGTTGGTTTCATTTGATTCCGTCTTTTTTCGGCATCGTAGGAGCAATAACTGGGGGAATAACGGGTATTATAATTCTCACCGCTCAAATTTACAATAATGGGGGATTCAGGGGGGTATGGTATAAAATAAAACATTTGTGGGAAGGAGATAGTCCCAAATCGTTGTAAAATGTGAAGAAAATTTCATTTGACAAAATAGAGCGGCTTTTCTAGGCGGGGAGATATATTTATAAGAGGCGATCTATTCATATGAAACCAGAGACATTTAGACAACTTATCCGAAGAGTCCTCAACGAGGAAGTTGAAAAAACCAGCGTTACCGGCAAGACTACATTTAACCGTGTGCCAGAAATTGTACATGGTGAGGATTACAAAGAGATCATGCCTAATAAGCGTGCTGATATGAGCAAGGATAATTTACTCGCTGATATGGACAAAGTAGTTAAGGCAATTGATCCCGAGTACATAGTTGTATGGGACGATCACGATGATATTTCAATTTCTGCAAGAGATTTATTCCGTATTCGAATCATTCCTAAATGGGAAGGTAATTTTTGCATTGAAGCAATGACACGCAATGAAGATCGCATTTATATCACTGGCCAGACATGGGAACAAGTTAAACAGTTTGTAAAAGTTAATCTAAAAGACTCTAAAACCAAGGTTGATGTGGCTTATGATAAATCAAAGAAGAATGTAACGGCTGATGAAACTTCGGCTCCAGACAAAGGGATGCCTCAGAAGGATAAGCCAAATATTTTGCCACTTACTAATGAACCTCCGAAAGAAACCAAAAACAAAGAGAGAGATTACACCGAAAAACAAGTTAAGAAGGAGAAAGATTTACCAGAAAAACCAATGAAAGAGGTTGAAGATTTCGAGAGACAAAAAGAACATAGAGTAATGAGTCCGCTTAAAATTCGTAGAGAAAGAACCAAATATCCGGTCAAAAAGCCGAATACTACTTTAACAGTTAAGTTGTAATTTGTTTGTTCGATGATTAGGGGAAGGGAGGGAGCAAGTCGCTTGCTCCCTTCTTCATGTACCGAGATAAAACACCCTTTTTTCTTGACATCTAACCGGAATATGATATACTACCATCAATGAATGAGGTAGAAATTGAGGATGTTCTGCGTACTTGTGTTGCGCTTAAACCCAAGGAATTAATAATCAGTGACTTAAAATGGAAGTACCTTGTACGTGCAGTTTTGCGTGCAAAAAATATTATGATTATCGGCCCCTCTGGATGCGCTAAAACAATGGCGGCAAGGTGTGTTGCTACGGCTTTAAAGCGTCCGTTTGAAAAATTCAATATTGGAAGCACTCAGGATGCTCGTGCAACTCTTATTGGAAATACCACCTACAAAAAAGAAACGGGTACTATATTTCACAAGTCGGCTTTTGTTAAGGCAATAAGCACTCCTAAAACAGTCGTTCTTTTAGATGAATTCACCCGTGGCACTCACGATGCCTGGAATATTTTAATGACCGTGACAGATCCTACTCAACGATGCTTGCGGTTAGATGAGGATGAGGAAAGTTCTGTTATCAATGTGGCCGAAGATGTTAGTTTTATTGCCACAGCGAATATTGGAAATGAATATACAGCCACCAAAGTTCTTGACAAAGCAAGTGCAAGACGTTTTCCCATAAAACTGGAAATGTCTCCTCTCAAGGGGAAAGAATTGAGGCATTTATTTAGCATTTTGTTTCCAAAACGAACTGTTGCCCAAGAAGAATTGATGAAAACTCTCACGAAGATTTCTGATGATTTGATTGCCCAATGTAAAATCGAGGATGCCTCAATTTCTACTTTTATTGCTCCCGCAAATATGGTAGAGATGGGAGAATTAGTTATGGATGGATTTGGCCTTGAAGAAATTGCCGAAGCTGCTATTTATCCGGAATACCCCGATGATGGTGGGGCCGATTCTGAACGGACATTTACTAAAAGTGTGCTTCAAAAGTACTTCCCAAGTGACGCCAAGAGTCCAATCAACGATCCTCTGGCGGGGAAGCGAGTCGAAGAGTTCTAATGAAAAAAGTTATAGTAAAATGTTTGGGTAAAACGGATGAGTTTAAAATTGATCCGAAGGTTTTCGATGACATTTATTATGAAGCTGCTATTCGCTTTCTTAAAAAAGGAAAGGATCAAGCGTCATTTAGAGTTTCTGCTGTAATAGAGTGTTTTGATAAAAATTTTTTGAAAATTGACAGAAAACATTTTTATTATAACACATATCACGTACTAATTGGTGCTGGAATGTGTGGAAAAGCTGAAATGCTTCGTAGTAAATTTCTCAAGGAATTTGGAATCGATCTTCAAAAAGAAAAATTGAGAGATAAATAATGTTTTCATACTACGGAAGGAAGTCTAAGGTTGTTAGGTATTATCCCAGTTCGTTGTATAATACTATAATAGAACCATTTGCTGGCACCGCTGTTTATAGTTTATTTCGTGACAACTGGAAGAAAAATGTAGTATTGATTGACAAATATAATGTGGTAGTAAGAATATGGAAATATCTACAATCTGCTACACCCGATGATATTCTAAAACTTCCAGATGTTAATAATGGGGAAGAACTTGTAAAAGTAAACGGCTTTAGCCAACTATTACAGGAAGAGAAGTGGTTAATAGGATTTTCGGTTAATAACGGAAGTGGAATGCCGAAAAATGTTGCGGGCAGAATGAATTTCAATTCATGGTTTCGGGATAAAAAAAGAATTGCCAGAGATTTGTATAAGATAAAACATTGGCAAATAAAATGTGATGATTATACGAATGTGGAAAATGTAATAGCAACCTGGTTTATAGATCCGCCATATCAGTTTGGTGGGGAATATTATAAGCATAGAGATATTGATTATAACACTTTATCAGAATGGTGTAAATCAAGAAAAGGACAAGTAATAGTTTGTGAAAATTCCAAGGCAAATTGGTTGCCGTTTGTTCCACTAAAAAAGATGAGTGGACAGTTGCATATAACGACCGAAGCAATGTACTATCAGGAAACTTAAAATGTATAGAAGTAGAAGAGTGGAAAATTTTCCTCATAATTCCTTTTATATGGAAATAGAAGAGGGTGTTAGGCAATGGGTATATTTATTGAGAAATGTGGGAATAAATACTGAGTGTTCCTGTCATCACAAAGGTTATATTCAATGTCAAACATTAGATCCAACAACCGAAATTTTTAGAATAAAAAGTGTACTTTTGGAAAATGGAATAGAAGATTTTGATATATCTATTATTCATAAAGGAACTAAGTGTAGTTCTTTGGAAATTCATTCTCCATCTTTTGTGAAAAATTGTAATGTATAGAGGAAAAGTTATATCACCTGCCGAAGTTGATTTCTGGCTGGATTTTGATAAGTATGTAAATTACTTTTCAAGCACTTCGGGAAATGTAAATGATGTCGGTATTTTCACTATTGACATGGTACGTCTATCCTCTATCCGGAAAGCGGTTTCCAATTTTGTTCGTATTTTAACTCGCAGCCCCATTCCTGTCTATTTTAATGATGTCGAGGCTAATTTCAATCTCGGAGGTAAAGTCATTTATATTTCTGCGACAATTAACTCCAAGCAGGATTTTGATGTCGCCGTGGGTCAAGCTCTTCATGAAGGCGCACACACGGTTAAGACTAACTTTGATGTTGTTAAAAATGCCTGGGCAAATATCCCATCTAAAATTCTCAAATTATCTGACTCAAAAAATATTCGCCGGGCATCTTTGGAAAAGTTTATTCATAATATATGGAATGTCATTGAAGATAGATATATTGATAATTACGTATTCAATGAAGCCCCGGGTTATCGTGGATATTATGTTGCTTTGTACAATAGGTTTTGGAATAATCCCGAAGTTGATGAACTATTGCTCAGTGATAAATTTCGATATCCAAGCCTGGATTCTTACAGTTTTCGTATCACCAACTTTACTAATGTGAATACAGATCTTCTTGCTTTGCCTCGTCTTTCGGATATTGCTTATACTATTGACATTTCTCATATTGACCGTTTGAAGAAAACCAAGGATAGAATTGAAAAAGCATTTGAAGTAACGGAAATTGCATTGGATTGTTTAGATGGGACTCCTCAATGTTTTGGTCTTAGTTTATTAGGTAAAAAAGTAGTAATAAAACAATCAAAAGATAATCTTGCCGATCCCAGAGATTATTTCGATTTTGATGACGAATCTGACAAAAAATCAAAAGGCGAAGATAAAAAGGATAAGGAAAAAAAGAATAGTGATAGCGAAAAAGAAGATGTTGATGTCGGAAAAAAGATGGTTGATGAAATTTCTGATGTTTTGACTGGGAAGGATCAAGAACCCGAGAAACTGAAAGAAAATAGTGATGTGGTAAATAGGATTTCCGAGGAAGATAATATTGAGAGAGAAGTTAAAAAGAAGATTAAGGATGTTGTCGAGTCTCAGCGTCAATTCCTGGCAGGAGAAATTCCTAAGACTATTGTGACAGAACAACAGAAATCTCTACTTGATTTGGTAGAAAAGCATGGTATTGTCATTGTACAAGTTGATGTTCCCAATATTTTATCGGGCGATGATAAAAATCTTAAGGTAGATTGTATTGTGGTTCAGAAAATGACCAAAGAACTTGTTTTTTCGGGTCGGGAAGTATTCCCGCTATCAAGTGTTATGAAGATCGGGGATCAAATTCCCAAACCAGAGAAAGAAATGGTGGAAGCGGTAAGAAAAGGAGTACAACTTGGCATTAAACTTGGTCGAAAATTGCAAATTCGTGCCGAGGTTCATCCTATCAAAATAGTCCGCAAGAAATGGGGGAAAATTAACAAGCGTCAAATACACGAAGCAGCGTTTGATGCTGAGGATTTATTCTATAAAATTAAAATTGACGATCATCATCGTGCCAATTTGCATATTACCGTGGATGCTAGTAGCTCTATGACCGGAAACAAGTGGCTAAGAACAATGACAGCCGTTGTCGCCATTTGTAAAGCTGCTTCGATGATCGATAATGTTCACATCACAGTGTCATTCAGATCCACACAAGCATCGGGAATAATGGCATTGCCTTATATCGTGTTTGCTTACGACTCAAAAAAGGATAAATTCTCTAAAATTCGTACTCTATTTCCATATCTATTGCCGAATGGGTGTACTCCAGAAGGATTAGCATTCGGTGCAATTATGAATTTGTTTGAAGGAATCACACCAGACGAAGAAGATCGCTACTTTCTCAATTTATCGGATGGAGAACCGTATTATTTATTGAGCGTTCCCAACTCTGGTCTTGCTCTTTCATATTCAGGAGAAGTAGGGGCAACCCATACAAAGGCACAAGTAGATAAGATCCGTCGCCACGGAGTTGAAATATTGAGTTATTTTATTGAAGAGGACTATAGCTGGCGATTTCAGACAGCAGCGGGGCAAAATCTAAAAAAGAAGCCCGAAGAAATGACTAAAGAAGAACTTGAGGAAGAGAAACGATTACAGCTAGAGAAAGAACAAAGTCCTCTTCGTAAAAACTTCCGAAGGATGTATGGACCTTCGGCAAAATTTATTGAAGTTAATGATATCGTTCCTTTAGCAAAAACAATGAATGATTTATTTTTGAGTAAAAACAGAAATTGTTCTTGACATTTCATACATTTTCGGGTATGATAAAACGCCATTAAGGAATAAATATGAGAATAGATGTAGTTTCAGAATACAATGATCACTATGTTCGAGCAATATTCAAATTTGAGAAGACCATCGTTGATAGTGGATTATTAAATGAGAAAGATTGTTTAGTATTAGCAGAACATCTTAGAATGGGTGCTGATAGTCTTGAACATTATTCAAGAGTTATTGCTGATACTAAAAAACAAAAAGAAAGTTCTTGACATTTTATACATTTTGAGGTATTATAATGTCCTACTAAGGAGTGTGTAAGCAAACACTGATCTAGTTAAATTTTATGAAGAAAAATACACGAAAAAACAAAACAAATCAAACATTAAATATGCCCAAGAAGGCATATTATACATTGAAAGAGTTATTTGCCATTAACAAACATTTCAATGCAGAAATCACAGTTAGGGTTCGACATACCAATGTTATTGAAGATGGCAGGGTTGCCGAAATTGGCGCAGTTCCTGGAGGAAAAGGTCGCCCTCAGAAGGTATATGCCTTGACTCCCGTTACCAAAACTTTGCTTGAAAAGGTCAGAGCAGACGGTATTAGTCTTGTTGATAATGCTGAAAAACTAATCAATATTATTAACGTGGCTCCAAATACATCACCAACAACTCCGGTTGTTTCACTCGTAGGATCAAAATCAGTTGCAACGAGTTAATAGAACGAATGCTGTATATCCGATTATATGACCAAAGATAAAAGGATGGTAAAGGTCAAGCCGAAAAGATATCGGATATATGGCATTTTTAATTTTAAGACGAGAAAACTGGTATATGTTAGCCTGAGTCTGGATTTAGTAGAATTCGAATTTGGGCTTGGTGAATATGGGGAAAATTGTGGTACAGTTTCGACTGACATTATCTTATATTAGTAACGTCTAATATATTTTCCGATGGTTTCTATTGGTCCATGATAAATGTCAATTCTACGATAACCTTCGGAGGTCATAATGTACGAATAAATCCAGACTTTGGAATTCGGTTTGACGTTCATTTCTCTGTCAATACCCTTGAGTGTGGTCATAACGACGTTTTTAGAACCAAAAATTATGGGTTCGATAAAGTCATTATCGAATAAAAAAGAGGTATTAAGGTCGGGATAAAATAAATGAAATACATTGCCTATTATTTTATTTCTTTTATTTGGATTTACAACATTTTTCGGTATCATATCCATAAATAGCGTTAAAATAACTTGAATGCTCTCTGGAAATATGGTATTCTCTGAAAAATATGAAAGAAATAGTTTATTTGAATCATACGTGTGCTCGTCTTCCGGAAGGAAAAGAAAAAGGCCGATGGAATTTTTCTGATATAGTAGCGTCACCACTTCCAATTAAATGTAAAGTTACAATAAATAAAAATATAGTAATAGATAATGTTTACGTTTACCATAAAGATAATGGCCCATATATTCTCTATAAAGATTATGAAATATATCCGGTGAGAATGGATTATGATTCATATTATCAACTTATTGGAAAAGAAATGGTACTAGAGTTCAAGTCTGACGATTTTGTAATACAATCATGTGAATAGATATTGATATGGGTAAAACATATAGAAAAGATAACAAATTCCGATTAAAGAAAAATGGTCGTGTATTTGTAAAAGATCAACCGTGGAAGAAAAATAAACATAAAAATAATTCGCCTCCGGAAGAGAAACCTCTTCCAGAACCGGCGGATTATCTCAACCAATTTCTTAACTGACTATGACAACATTTTTCATGCTAATAGCGTACATCCTATTGATAGGATTGGGAATGTTATTTTACTTATTGCATAACCGAGTGGAAAATTTGGCAACAAAACTTAACCAGTCGGTGCAATGGCAGATTATTCTAAGAGACAATCAAGACGTTCTCCAAAATGATTTCAAGAGACTTTTCAATGAGTTCCAAAATATCAAAAAAGAAGTCAATCAAAAATGAGGAGCCGAAAAGATGTCAGAGAAAAATAGTTTTCCGAAGGAAAAATTACTTAAACAAAAAAAGGAATTATATGGAAGCGGGTGAAATGGATTGTAAAATAGCAGAAGCAATTGGTTGGACACTTATACAACGATGTGAAGAACTAGATGATCTCTATGCCCTTATATATGGATTGCCGCCTGGAGTAATAATACAATCAGAAAAAGAATATGACTCCAAATGTCAAATAGTACCCCGCTTTGTCCGCTTTCCACCAGATATAAAAGCAAGGTGTGATGCTAAACAAACACTTACACAAGAAGAATTAAAACGTTATGACGTAGAATTGGAAAATATGTCCTCAAAATTAAAACAAAGATATCAATGTGGTGAAACTTTCTTACGTATAAAAAATCTGTGGAAAGAATAATTTGAAATAAAAAAGCAAACTACAGGAGACGAGATGAAAAGGATTAATGACAATCTTCCAAAGAAGAAGTCATTATTTGATCACGTAAAGCATATTCGGCAAGTTCAAGACCCGAATTATTACATTAATCTTTCCGAAGATGATCGGAAAAGTTTTAATCACTTCATGATTCTTCGAGCATTGGCAATGGATGAAAGTCTTGTTGAGGATATATCTCAATTATTTCAAATATTTGACAAAATACCTTCTCCACAGTTTTACCAATTTCTCATCGCTTTAGTTCCTAGAAACAATAGGTTCTGTCCGTGGGTAAAGTCAAAAGTAATGAAACACAAACCGGCCTTGCTTGGTTATGTTGCTAAACGATTCCAAGTTTCCAAATATCAGGCTAATGACTATGTAAATCTTTTGTTGCGAACTGAAAAGGGACAGGAAGAACTTGTGGCTATTTGTAAAACTTTTGGCCTTGAGGATAAGGAAGTTGAGGATTTGTTTGAAGAGAGAAAGTATGATGAATGATATGAAAACAAAACCGACATTTGAAGATGTAAGAAAAGTGGAAACCGAACTACTACATTGCCGACCGAGGCAACGCCTGCCCAGGATGAACGTGGAAATAGAACTTACGATGCAGGATAAACATTATGGCAAACAAAAAACTATCAGATCTTCCCCGAGTAACTGCCGATGATCTTATTAAGGCGGGGATGGACAATGATACATTGGTATTTATATCAATCCCTAACGAATCATCATACGCAATAAAAGTTTCTGAATTGCGGAAATTGACATCGTTATGGAGACATTGGTTAAAATTCAGGAGGATATTTATAAATGAAAGTAGTCGGAATAGCAGGATATGCGAGATGCGGGAAGGATACATTCGTGGGGATAGCGAAGAACATTTTAATGAAGAACGGCTATCTCCCCTTCCGTGTGGCATTTGCGGACCAGTTGAAGAAAGAAGCTCAATCAATGCTGGAGGCTAATGCCTTTAAGGCATCGGTTTATACCGATGTCAGTGAAGAAAAAACCTTGATCCGTCCTCTTCTCGTATGGTGGGGATGTCAGCGAAGATATGAAAGCCCCGAGGGGTTATATTGGGTAAATATTGCCGATGAAATAATCCACAATTACATGGCGATGACCCATCATACTATGGATACTGATGAAAATAAGCTTATAACTTTTGTATCTGACGTTCGATTTCCGAATGAAGCCAAATGGATTCATGAAAAGTGGGACGGAACAGTTATTCATTTGAAACGATATAGTATGAACTGGCGAAAGGGAGGTCAAGATGGAAGCGACCTATATCATGTGAAAGAGTACGACCCCGCTCCAAACGAGGAAGAAGAGAAACAAGATCCTATCGTTCAGAAAATGGCGGATCACTGTATCGAGTGGCAAAACAAGAAAAAAATGACAAGTGCCGAAGCGATAGAAGATTTAGAACTTCAAAAAATAGTTTTGGAAGCCCTCAACTCAACGAAATTTTTCAAACATCCAACTATCGGGATATTATCCCAATAAGTTGTCCGTTGTCGTTATAGAAAGAAATTTGTCGTTCCGAAATTTTTGAGAGGAACTCGTGCTTTAATCTTGGAATTACGTTTCGTACTGCATTATGATAAACACCATTACACATATTATAGATCTTCACCTTGTCCTCCCGCTTATAGCAACTACATGCTGCTGTGTAATTTTGAATACATTGTATCACTTGTAAAAAAGATGAATCCATCCTTGTTATACCATTTCCTTCGAGAAAGTTAACGAACTGTGTAACATTTCGTATATCCATAGGGTCTTATCCAAGTAGTTTATCAATGACGGTGAATAGTAATAACCCACCAACGATGTAACCCGGAGTTAACCACATTGCAGTAATTACTCCGAAGAATATTCCCATCCATACTGCAAGGCAAACCGGACAAGTAATCAATCTTATTACAAAGCAGTTGTGGTATAATCTAAGATAATGTAAATATTCTAATGATACATCTTCCTTGTGTTTAGTATCAAAGTCCTTATAGAACGATAAGAAGTTTAACCGAAAAAGACGAGTATATTCAAGCCAGGCATCGGTACGAAACCATATCAAAAGATTCAAGGCGATAAGACATGTGAAAACGAATAGTGATGTCATTATGCTTATAAATATATCAACTCTACATTATCAAGAGAAGGATTTTTGACTGCTACATTTTCCTGTATTCGGTTCGGTATTGGAAAAGTATTTATTGTGAGATAGCCCTTTCCCCATTGGTATGTTCCAGGACCATCTTGATTACTTTGTTGGTGTAAAATATCGTTAAGATTGAGAAGTACATTATCTGAGAACACATTCATACTTTGATAGTCTATATCCATGATAACATCTTCGGTTTCCAAGGGCTTATTTACAAAAATATCTTTTCCTTCCCATGTTCGATAGTACTTTTTGTATATCTCCCATAATGGTGGTGTAATGTCAAGAAGATTATTGGCAGGAATATGCAATTTGTCATATTCTTTAATTAAGTTGTTTCTCACCACTTCATTGTCAATGTATATCTTGTCAAATCTATAATAGTTTTGGAATATGACAACTCCATCAAGAGGAGTAACATTCTTGAAATTGATACTAGCGTGATATTTGTATTCTTTTAGAGGATCAAAAGTCGTTGTATGCTTAAATGTTGGCCATTTGCGAAGAAATCTTTGCATTTCAATTATATCGGCTATAGATTGGAGCCGGGTTCTTGCTTGGAATTTTTCAGTCCACCATTCAATTCCTCGGGACGAAATGCAGGTGAAATGATATACTAAAGCATTCCAAATTTGCTTAATTTTCAATCCTTTCATCGAAAAACGATATAATAAGTCAGAATCTTCCCGAGAACGACGAAAAAGGGTATCATGTCCTCCAATTTCAACCCAATTTTTCTTATAAAGAGTGAAGGGAGCGAACCAGAAGTCGGTCTGATGAAGGCTTTTATTTGCCTCGGCAAATGTTGTGAAATCATCCAGAATAAATGTTTTGGGGTCTAACCCAAAGTCATAGGTAATTTTTTCCGGAGATGGTGGGTGAAGTGGTGGCTCGATTCTGGTAGCTGATATGATAGTATCGGGAGTTAGATATTTCAATATTTCATCATCATAATCTTTACAGATGATCATATCGCTCTGTAAGTAACTTACAACATCAGTTTGAGCCATTTCAAACATTAAGTTTATATTTCTAGAATATCCCAAAGGTATTGGTAATGGATTTTTTATAATTCTGAGATTGGGGAAGTGTTGTTTTTGAGTTACGAGGAAGCTCGTGGTGTCCTGATTATCATTTTCCACATAAACGAGAATGTCGTGGTCTTTGCGGGAAAGATTTTTGGCAAGAGAACGGAAAAGTAACTCAAGATGCTGTCGCTCGTTTTTAGCAGTATTGATGCAGAAAGTTATTTTCATAGAACTTTTTCTATAGTACGACACAATCCTTCATCAAATCCAATCAATTTATCGACTATAGGCAATTCATAAAGATTTTTATAATCACCTGTATAACTTCCATACCCAAATGGTTCTATTTCTTTGATTGCAGGTCCATGTATTTTGGTATGTTTATGTATAAGATTTGCTATTTTCAACAAATCCATTTTTTTGTCATAAACTAGGTTGAGATTTCGTTGCCAAGTTGGATTATGGAAAATATAATCCATCACTATGAAAATGTCATCCATGTAAAAAAAATCCATCTCCATATTCCGATGGATTTCTATTGGCAATCCTTTTTTAAGATTGAGAATAGAACGTTTTATAAAGCGGGTATCCTCTTCATTATAATTGAAACATCCAAAAATGCGAAGCACCCACATATTCTCGAAATCCGAAAGTGCTCTTCGTGCAATAATATTTTTTGATAAGCCATAAGGATCGGTGGGCCACCTGGAGAAAAGGTACTCTTCACGACATAATTGTATTGGATATCTTCTATCAAACTCTGCTCCCGAACCTATAAGAATTGTTGGAGGAAAATCATGATAGTTTTGAAGTATAGCACGATATAGATTTTCAAACATTCTGATATTTGGAATATATACTTCATCAAATGTATCCTTTTTGGTGCGTTTCCCTCCCTTTGTAGCAGCATGGATAATAGCATCTGGATGATTTTGTTTTAGATATTCAACCAAAGATTCAAAATTGAAAAGATCCAGTTCTGTTCGTGAAGGAGCAAGAACATCATACCCCGCCCGTTCAAATAGAGGTTTGAGATTTCTTGCTATATAGCCGCTTCCACCTGTGATTAGGAGTTTCATTTAATTAGATTTATGTAATGAGGTTTTTCATCATGTAAAAAAAGTAGAAATTCGTTTGTTAGATCTAATACCGTTGGCGGTTTTGATGAAATGATGCTTTTGAATTGTTTCATAATTGCCATATCTTCTTCGGCCCAGTGCGTAAAACCTAAATATCCATAATCTTTATCTCTTCCTCCACCAACCAGTTTTATAGGAAGTTTTTCATATTCCATAAAATTTCTTATGAACTCGAATGGACGATAAAGCAGAAAAGATGTAATGGAATAGCAGATAGGGGTCTTTCCTTCCATTGCTAAACCAGCGGCAACTCCAATCATAAATTGTTCAGCCGAACCCACATTGAAAAATCTATCAAAAAATTCTTTACGAATATCGTCCCATAGACCATATCCCATATCAGCGGTTATAAGGATGATGTTTTTTCCACGATCCTTACGCATTTCTGTTAAAAGCATTTTGGCAAAATCTCGTCTCATTTGCATATCTCCATTGCTATATCATAATCTTCTTTGGACATTATTTTATAATGGGCGTTCAAATCATGAAGGAAGGGGAAGTGTTCGGAAGTGCAGTTTATAATTGAAACTTGAGCTTTTTGAGTAAATCCCGATATTTGACGATATAATTTATATGGTGGAATTGGATCATAAGCACCATAGCCATTAGACATAATATACACTTGAATGTTGGGAACATCATTCATGTCTAAAAATCGTAATGCTTCCCAAAATACACCCTCGGCTGTTTCTCCATCACTAACCATTACGTGAATTCGACGATTTTTATTAGTCAATGCTCGGCCAACGGCGGCAGCTATTCCCATTCCTAAACTGCCAGTAGAGCAGTAAATGTGATTTTCCTCGTCTAAGTGAGGATGTCCACCATGCTTTTTGAAAAGTTCCTCGGCATCATGACCATAGTATTTTTCAAGTACAACATATAAAGCGAGGGCAGCATGTCCATTAGAAAGAATGAAAATGTCATCGAGTTTCTTTTTCTTAAAAATCCAATCAATCGTATCTACACATGAAAAATAGCTTCCCAGATGAGCAAGTTTATGTTTATAAGCAATCTCAATTATTCGTTTCTTCAAGTCTTTATTTACCATATAAAATTGTCCTGGTAATATTTTACCACAGCCGGCAATTCTTTGTCAAATTCACAGAGATTTTTCCACCCGAGTTTTCGTAATTTACTATCATCAAGACTATAGCGTAAATCTTGACCATCACGAGAATATGAAAAATCACAATAATCTTTTGCTTTTCCAGTTAAATTCACATCTGAACTCATAATAAGTTTAGTTATTTTTTTGACTACCTCTATATTAGAAAGTTCACAATCTCCCGAGATGTTATATATCTCATTGAGTGGCGCTCCTTCATCATTGGCATAGATTATAGTTACAACGGCATATGCTGTGTCTTTAGCATGTAACCATACTCGTTTTGGAAGCCCAAAATTATGAAGAGGAATTTTTTTCCCGAGTTGAATAAATTTGCATGTCTTGGGAATGAGTTTTTCTACGTACTGTCCAATCCCATAGTTATTCGTAGGTCTAACAATAATGTATGGAACCTTGAACGTTCTTCCCCAAGCTGTGATAAGCATATCTGCCGCTGCTTTAGTTGCTGAATATGGATTGCTTGGTTTGAGTAAATCTTTTTCCGTATATGAACCTTCTTTGATGTTTCCATATACTTCGTCGGTGCTAAAATGTAAAAATATTGGCATCTTGTACCTATCCTTTTGACGAATGAGTTCCAATAGATGTTTTACTCCTTTGATATTAGAATGAATGAACTCATCACTATTTACGATAGAATTGTCCACATGTGTTTCAGCAGCAATATTGATTACATAATCGCAATCGTATAATGAAGTCAGATCATTTATATCGGCGTGGATAAACTTGAATTCTTTCCATTGAAGAAACTCTTTCAATGCCTCTGGTTGAGCGGCATAGGTCATTTTATCTACTCCGATGACATACCATCCTTCATCTAAACATTCTCTGGTAACATATGCTCCAATAAATCCAAGGCAACCTGTAATATATACTATTTTTTTCATAACATTTTCTTGAATTGAAAGTAAAAATTCCAACTCTGTATTAGTTCATCCGGCATTGTTTCCTCACTATTCAGTTTTGGGTAATGCGGAGTTTGTAGCGGTGACGGATAGACCGCAACAGACTCAAGTTTATGTATGTACATAAAATACAAAAAATTGTCGTAATCCCATAATCCTCTATATAAAAACTGGTGGGCCATTCTCCAATTTGGAATGCTTATCATTAAAATAGAGTTCTTGTGCATCAAACTGTATATTTTTTTCATTACATTTGACGGAGCTATCAAGTGTTCGAGGGTATCATTACAAATAATAAGATCATAGACAGGAAAAAGTCCACTTACATCCATATCCATAGAAATATCTTTCACAAAAAAGGTTCCTTTGAACTTTTTATTATCAAAATATTTTTTGGCAAATGGTTTATCTACTAAATGATAATTCACTGGATACGAAAGTTTGGTTTGTATTTTTTGACTTAGAATACCCGGGCCAGACCCAACTTCCAGTATGGTCTTGACCTGAATTGAAGAGACAATTTCAACAGTAAGAGATGCTTCGTATTCATATCGGTTATCCCACCCGTTTTCGTCTAATCGTCCGACAGTATCCCATTCATTTGGATCGAGAGTATCTACTTTGTTGGCAGTAAAACTTCGTTCAAAATCGTTATGTGTAACTCGGAACATTGCCATATTAGGTAATTTGTTTCATTTGAAGATTGGTCAGGTCATATTTATATTTTATGGACGATTTTTTCAAAAATACTTGCCAGGCGTGGTCAAGCATTTGAAAATTTCCCTGATAAGCATTTAAAAAGGCATCAATTCCTAGTTTTGGTTTTTGTTTTTCGTCAGTGGTATGAATACCCCATCCATAATTGTTGAAAATAAGAATTCCTCCATCTTTGAGGAGATTCCATGACAGAACAGCATCACTTAATACATCAATTGCCAAATTAGAACCATCAACATAAACATAATCCACAGTTTCAGATATGAATACACTTGGATCACGAAGTATGTCATACGATTTTCCTTTCATAAACCGAATGTTTTTGTAAGGAACAATGTTATTTGTGAGATATTCAGTCTCGGTGATGTCAATAGTGTAATGGAGACTATTTTCTCCATTTGTAATTCTATCGGCGCAGAACACAGCGCAATCTCCATTATACGCTCCTATTTCTATCCCAAGTACATTTGGTTTATTTGAAAAATGCCCTAAATAAGTTTGCCATTTTGGAATCCACTTCTCAAAAAAATTTGATCCCATAAATCCTTCGGGTCTTTTCATGTGAAATGGATAAGTGTAGGTTGTAATATCTTTTGTTAATGTATATTCCGCTTTATCACTCATATGTTTTTAAAAAATTCCTTTACTATTTGTTCTACATAATCCAGTTGTGGTGATGTAATTACTGGACTGGTTCCTAAAAAGAAAGTGTTGGTTGTTACTAAAGTTGCCACCGGAAAAAGTTTTCTCGCCCACTCAGCGTTCATTCCTATTGCTTGTCGTAATATTCCATAATCATTATGCCACCACCCTATGTCTGCATATGCAGGTTGAAGAAGAAGATTGCCGCCGAAATAATTTCGGGTTTGAATCTTGTATTCTTCCAAATAACTTGTAAGTTTAGATCGTGTAAATGGGCCACATTGTTTTACTGTAAGAGGAAATGCAAACCAAGAAGGATCTGAATTCGGCGTAGCTTCATGAATATATAGAAATTCTTCATAGGGTTTGAATATATCATATAACCGCTTATAGTTTGCCTTCCGTATTTCGTGGATTTTTGGTAATTTTTTCATCTGAGCAAGTCCAATAGAACATTGAAGTTCTATGGGTTTCAGATTATACCCGATATTATCATATACATATTTGTGATCAAATATTTCTTCTGGAAGCGAAGGCAACCAGTTTTTGAATCGGCATCCACAGGTGCCCTTGGGTGAAAGATTTGCCTTCTTTCCAACACAATAGCATCCACGTCCCCACTCTCTAAAGCTACGGGCGATTTTCTTTTGTTCTTCATTTTCACAAGCAAGAAATCCACCTTCGCCCATTGTCATATGATGAGCGGGGTAAAATGAGCATGTAGATAATTTTCCATAACTTCCCAGAGGCTTGTTTCTGTAAGTTGAGCCGAGGGCATCACAACAATCTTCCAAAAATATCATGCCATATCTATCCATAATGTCGATCAATTCATCCATATTGGGAGGATTGCCTAACACATGAGCAAATATAATAACTGCGGCACCATTTTTGGCAGCTATTTTTACTTGATACAAATCCGGACCAAGATTCCACGGATCAATATCAATAAATACAGGTTCAAATCCGGCTTGAATGATTGGATTGACTGTCGTTGGAAATCCTGCTACAGGAACAATGACCTTGGTTCTGTTTTTGAGTTTGAAGTACTTCTTGGCAGTGACCATCATTAAAAGATTGGCACTGGAACCACTATTGGTGATTATGCCATAGTATTTTCCAAGCAGGGATGGAAACGTCTTTTCAAATTCCACCGCATCTTGTCCAAGAATAAGCCATTCATCGAGCAATGTGTTTATCGCTTTGGAATACTCCTCACCATCAAAGTAAGGACCAGAATATTGAACCCAATCTTTACCTGGAGTCCATATTTTGGCCGCTTGTTTTTCGGCCATATATTCTTCGATGAGGTTTAATATTTCTTGTTTTGTAACCATATTTTTGTAGTATATCACCTTTGTTACTACCTGGCAACTTATTTTATGTTCTTAACCAGTATATATATCTTTTAGATGATCAAATATTTCAAATTGGAGATTTGGATTGAATGTAAGAATTCCAAATGTAACATTGCTCGGTGATCCAATAAAATAATGACATCGTGACAGGTTTATTGTATCAGTAAGAACATAAACATATTCATCCAAAAGAGATTCGGTTTTAATCCAACCTTTTCTAAATCCTCCATCTGTAATTGAAGATATACTACTTCCATCCAAATATGATGAGGTTTTTCGTGTCCAATCTTCGAGACCAAAAGTTCTTTGATGGTTGACATAAATTAACTTATCCTGAAACTTGATTTTGCAAAGTTCCAAAAACCCATGTTGATCACAACCTAAATATATCTGTTCAAATCCCCCACTTTCAAATGTTCGTTCTATTTGGTTAAGACACATTTCATGATATTGTTCATTCGAAAGTCGGGCAGAAAGCGGTAAGTTTAATTCGGAGTTCTGGAAATAATGAAGAATAAATCTATACTGAACCCCAAGAGTTTTCTTTGAGAAATCGGCAAAGGATATTATATTCGGTTTAAGAGTTAAATACTTCGCATAAGCATTGTAAAGAACGGCTCTCAATTTTCCAAACTTGGGGTTTAAATATATTTTTCCACCGCAATAGAACCATCCCTTATATTCGTCATACATGTCTCCAACAATTTGTTGTCTCAACTGGTCAACTCTATTTATCCTAAATGATGAACCTTGATAATATCCATCATTGTTTTTGTCAGAAGGTTCAAATTTGTATTTTTGATTAAATAACTCCTCAAATATGTTTATACCATCTCTGTCCCATCCGTTCCACAGAATATAAATCGGTTCTCCGCTGAGTTCGGAATACCAGCACCAATCAATAACAGCGTTGAAATTACTGAAAAATCCTGCCAGAGGTCTGTTTTTGATGATAATCATACTTTTATTGAAATCCAGTCTGAGGGGAACCACGATCCATTTATAAAGTCAAATTCTCCTGGCCCAACATACTGATATGGACATACTACTATTTTGTCAGGATTAGGATTGAGATATGCTCCCCACCAGCCGAATGTACTATTTGCTATGATATTATGATTACACATGGACATTATACACATGTCAACATAGTTAGAGTTATTTTCACTATAAACAACATTATCTCCTGTTATGTTTTCTTTACACCACGGGATGTCATCCGAGAAAACTATAATAGTAAATTGTGGAACCTTCGTTTGAATAATGTTAAATGCATCTTGATAATAATTCAAATCAAGATTGAGAGAAGATACTTGTAAATAATCTGTGCGTCTGAAATGCATAGATACGAATGGAGGCTTGATGGATTGTAAAAAAGAGGAGGCTTTCTCTACTATTTCTTTTTTGAACCGATATTCTTTACATATGTCTGATCTATATTCATCCCAATATTTGTACACATGGAAACACCCCATAATATCCCAGTTGAGAGACGGATCTATGGAATAAACATCTAAATCTACTACTTGATTTTTCAAATAATATCTGCAAAACTGGACTCCTTGTAGTTCTGACAAGGATACCAACTTTCCGGTTAAGTTAAATGGCTCGAATATTTTTATCCCACGATGGACATTCATCAATTCTCGAAAAAACACGATATCATGCCCCATTTTTTTGGATAATGCATAGAGACCGGCATATTGACTCATTTGCGAACCCATTTGTGGTCCCATAGACAAATCAGTTTTGGTTAGAAAGCTCATCTTATTTCCACTTGTTTAAATAATCTACCGCTTTTAGAATTGTAGAAATATTTTCTCCAAATAAACCAATCGCTTGATTACATTTTTGGCATAATAACTGTTTTACTTTTCTTGTCGTATGGTTGTGATCATCCATATATCTTTTTTGTTGTTCTTTATCTTTGTATGCCATATTATTTTATAAAAGATCTTCCAAATAGCGACTGAAAAACTTGTCGTTATCCATCCATAAATCGTCAGCAAGTTTGTAGTTTTTTTCGATGACTCCAATTCTTTTAGTATAATCATCGGGAGTAAGTGTAGTAACAATATTTAGTAACTCTTCTGGAGTATTGAATGTGATGATTCCATCCATATCAAAGAAATCAGAAATATTCGGGCATCCCCAATAAATCGGAATGGTTCCCGTCAAAAAGCAGTCAAGGATTTTTTCACTATAGTAATTCGGATATATTCCATTTTCCATTGAAACTGAAAATCGGTATTCTTTCAATGCTTCAATTTTTCCTGCTATCTCACGAATACCAACCCCAAACAAATCTATGTGAGCGCCTTTGGAGAGGAGATATTCCACACATTTTAGACGAAATTGGTGTCCTTCCGAGAAAGTTTTGGCAGAAGTGATGAAAGATATGTTCTTCGATTTAGGATACACCTTCATCAAAGAGTTATCTTGTAAAATAGGATATGTTTGCTTGTGGATATTCTTGTTTAGAACCACTTCGTAAGCACTATTACGATGTACAGCATTTGGTAGATGTAATAAATCTTTGCTGCAAGTTATTATCCTATCAAATTTGTCGGCGGAAGTTAGTACTCTTTGATATACTTTACTCTGTTCGAAGAGATAAGGAGGTTCATGAACATCTGCTACAATTTTTCCGTGTGGAATCTTGTAAGTTCCGTCTAAATACTTCAAAATTTCATCGTCTTGAAACAATGTAATATCGAATTCTCCCCAGGTTCTCTTATAAACGAAAGAAAATTTGGTGGGAATGCTATTTCTTTCTTTATAATCCCCGAACATATTGATTTGAGGCAATTTTACACCACGTTCCAATTCTTCACGACTCTTTACTCGAATATAGATTTTTTTGACACGAATTTCTTCTTCATAGATTGTATTTTTGCTATCTTCACGTTCCCTGGTTCGAAGATTGTTCTGTTTGGAATTATTATAGACATATGTTGGAAAAGTTATCACTCCAATTTTTTCTATGGGAGTCATTTCCAGCATAGGATACATCAATGATAAATCGTGGGCATGCCAATACAATTTTTTGTCTATGTTAGAAATTAAATCTACCGGATCTATCTTGTCATACAAAAACTTGCGGAAAGTTCTCATGTGGGATGCTCTCCACA